GGTCAAGGTCAGGGTCAAGGCGAGGGTCAAGGTCAGGGCGAGGGTCAAGGCGAGGGTCAAGGCGAGGGTCAAGGCGAGGGTCAAGGTCAAGGCGAGGGTCAAGGTCAAGGTCAAAATCAAGGTCAAAATCAAGGCGAAAGTCAACAACAAAAAAATGAAAACGCATTAGAAAGAGAAATAAGGCTTTGTGATGAAAGGATTTCAGATTATAAAGCAATTTTAGAACCTCTTGAGAAAAAAAGCAAAAAAACCGCAGACGATAATTTGATTATTACCGATTTTAAAAAGCAAATTGCAGATTTGGAAAATCAAATATATGTGATGATGGGGGCTTTGGATAATACGGAAGTATTGCAAGTAAATGACCAACAACAATATGAATTACCTCTTTATATTTTCTCAAATGTAAATAAAGAATTGGAAAATTTAAAGTTGGAAATAGCCAAAAAATCAAACGAAATTGTCAATCCGTATTTGAATGAAATTGAGGATAAAAAAAGACGCAATAAATTAATTACTGACGTGGTGTTAACTAACTTAAAATATTACACTTACCAAAAATTAAATAATGAAAATAAATTGTTAGATTTGTATCTTACAAAAAAAGATTTGAAAGAATTCGTTGTAAATTTTGGAAAGGATAAAAACCCAAGAAGAATTGTTTTAAAGACTAATGTTGCGGGTGCTGATGATTTAGTTATTGATGACGAAACAAGCATAGATACACTCGTTTATCAGTTAAATACAATTGAAAAAAACGTAGAAACACTTAATAAACAAAAAAATATAGACCTAATTTTCGCAGAAATGAAAAACGAATTACTAAATAAATTTATTATATAATGGAAGATAATACAAAAGAGATAGAAAAATTTCAAAGAATTATAGACAATTTCCCTGCTGATTCAACTGCGGTTAAAGTTGCAAAAGAAAAATTAGCGCAAATTCAAGAACGTAAAAAAGTTGAAGTTGACAAAGATTTTTCGGGAGTAGTAACGTCAATTAATACATTGATAGACAAGGTGTACAATACATCGGCAAATACTTCAAGTAGAGATATTGATAATGCTATCAACGAGAGGTTGAAGAAGATGAAAATTAACGAAAATAATTTATCTCCTGAACTTAAAAAGTTGATTGGCGAAACAAAAACTATTGAGGTAAAAGTCAATAATGTAAAAACGTTTAGCGGAAAAACAGGCGAAGACCGTAGATTGATTGATGTTTTGTTATCTGATTACGAAGCCCAAAACAACGTGTATTTATACGGAGAAGCGGGAACTGGTAAAACATTTGTCGCAGGTATTATCGCTGATAGAATCAACTACAAGCTAATTACTTTAAACTGTAATCAATATACTTCTCCGTTAGATATTTTAGGAGGACAAACAATTGACGGTTATCAAGAGGGTAGGCTTACTGAAGCGTGGGGCAACATTGAATTAGGTTTAAATGCTAAAAACGAACCTTACGAGGGTGCTTTATTGCTTTTAGACGAGTTACCTAAAATCGACCCTAATACGGCAGGTTTATTAAATGACGGTTTAGCGAAAATTAAAGATGCCGTTAAAGTTGTTGAATTGGCTAATAAAACTACAATAGAAGTTCAGCCAACAATATCAAATGGTAGAGGACAAAGGATACCAAGAGCAAAGATTTTTATCATTGCAACAGGTAACTCTTTGCTTAATGAGGCGAACAAAGATTACGAAGCGAATTTCAAACAGGATTTATCTTTACAAGACCGTTTCGCAGGAAGTTGTTACAAAATTACTTATAACTACAAATTTGAGTACGATAAAATAATGACTAATATATCATCGGAAAGTTTCCCTGACGGAACTGTGATTGATATGACTTTTGCATTTAACTTCTTGGCTCAATTGCGTCAGCAAATTGTAGAAGATAGATTAACGGGAATTGCTTTCGTTTCAACTCGTTTGATGATTGTAGCAAGAGATACGTTTGTTGCTTTTCTTGTAAATAGAGAAGAAACTCCGAACAAAATACCAAGACCTAAAAAATTAAGTGAGGTTGTGAAATCATTCTTGGCTTTATTCTCTGAACAACAAAGAGAAAGTCTAATTCAAAAGTTAGATAGTCAGTTCAAAGAATTTTACGCTATTTGCGAAGTTAAAGACGTTACGCCTTTAGACCAATTAGGTACTTCGACAGAATTAGAGAGAAAAACTGCGGAACTAATAATCGAGGAAGCAGAAAGAAAATATGCTGAAAATAGTGCAATCCCTTTATAAAAAATGATAAACGCAAGTCTTGCAAGACAATTAGAGATTTACTTTTACAACTCCCAAAGGGATTTGCTAAAAGAAGTTGAGGATTATTGGTTAAATAATCCGTCAGAGTATGACCCTATTGTTCAAAGACCCGATACTTCGGATGACTACATTAGAAGCAATCCTGAATTTTATGGGTATGACCCTAATAGTAATAAAACACTTCAGGAACAATTCTCTTATGATGAAGTTAAGATTTTTAGCGATATGCCTTTATTGGAAAGTGCTTTAAATGGATTTTCTGACATTAAAAGAACATTAGATTTAGGAGGGGATTTCGATTCAGCAAGAATGAAATTTACGTCTTTGCCAAAAGGTGTATTCAATTTCGGTATAGCTTCAAAAGGGCTATACAGAAAAGTTGAATATTTTGACGAAACTCACGGTATAGTAATAGATAGTAACCTTGTTTTGCAAAGTGAAATTGACAACACGCCTTATTATAATTTCAAAGGTAATAGATTGTATTTAAGAAAGCAACAAGAGGGAACTTCTTTAATTGAAAAGCATTGTGAGGGCGTAAAGGTTAAATATTCAGATGCTAATATGTTATACTTGCCCTTTAAAGACGGTAAAATTTACAATGGTTGTGGATTTGAAGTTAATAAGGAAAAAGGAATTTTCGCTAAATTAAAATATGCCACAACTACAAAAAAGGTTTTTTCTTATAGAGAAAAATTAGGTGGTGGAATTTCCCCTTTTGTGGATTTATTTGTTGTGGTCGGTGGGCTTGGAACATTAGAAACAGAAGCTATGTTGGCTAAAAATTTACCAACATTTATCGTTGCTGATATTTTAGAAAAAGCAGGGGTTAAAGTAAGGATTTACGGTGTTAGGTCATATTCTAAAGATGATAAAATAGTTTTTTTACCATTTGCTTTAAAAGAATATGGAGAAACAATTGATTTTGGAAGCCTTGCTTCTTTTACTTCTGATGTTAGATTTTTTAGAGTAAATCTTTGGAGAAGTACGGCAACAATTAGAAGAATGGCTGAAAAAGCTAAAAACCCAAGAAGTTCAAGCTATCCTAAAGGAATGGGAACTACACTTTATGGGTATAATAACAATGTTCGAGATGAGTTATATGATGTTTTTCAAATGTATAAAAATTGGGTTTTTAATAATAAAGGCTCTGTAAAAAATACAACTAAAATAAACGATAAAGGATTGATGATTCTTGGAGGGTTAAGAAATATTCAAAATTCTGATAAACTAACAGGAAGAAATCAGGCTCAAACATTTGCGAAAATAAAAGAAGAGGTTTATAGAATGTTAGATTATGTTGGTATGTTGTTAACAACTAATCCATCAAAATTTATTCAGGGAATTTACAATAGAGAAAAAGATAGCCCTAAATATGCTAATTATTCTATACCACAAAGAAAGCAAGAAATGACAAGATATTTATCAGGTCTTATTAGAGATAATTTACAAGTCGTTCCTGATTTAAACGACCCGAATTTAAAGGTTTACGAAACACCTAAAGACGAGGTTTTAAGAATTGAAGAACGAACAAAAGACTTGATAAAAGCAATCGAAAAAACATTGAGTTAGTATGATAGCAGAAGCAACAAAACGGAAAAAATATTACCAAGATTTTGGTAAACACAAAAACGTATCTTTGAGTAAACTTCAGGTTTTGAAACACCCTGAAATTCCAAATACATTTTTTATTCACGTTAATTACCACATCGGAGAGGGTGGTATTTACAAGGAAGCAGAAATACTTGAATCATACGATACCGAAAAGGGTTGGCAGAATTTAGAAAGAGAAATGACACGTTTGGAGTACGGTGCTTTTTTAGGCGATTTAAAGCCGACAGAAATATAATTTAAAAAGGTAAGAAATGGAATTAATAATGGATTATAAAGAGGGGAATTTAATAATGGATGATATATCAGGTAGATTATACTTGGTATCTTTCAAGACCCTTTACAACTTGGTTTTAATAGAATTTCAAAGAGATATTAGAGAACGCAGACCATATTCAGATTGGCAAAGTAATTTACCTTTGTTTACTTGGAAAAACTATAACTTGACAAATAAAGACGACATTAATGAACTAAATAACAATTTTAATATTACGCTTGACCCTAAAAAAATATCAAGATATTATCCAAATGTTTACGGAGTTGAAGTTGGTTCTGTTGTTGAATTTGACTATAAGCAAATGATGTTAATTGGAGAAACTGAAAGAAAAGTTTTGACTTTTAAATTAACACGACCTGTTTTGTTTGATTTTAACAAAGTAAAAGAAAAATACATCGTATTTGATAGGCTAAATAAATTAAACGAGTTACAACAAGATTTTAATAGTAATTGGGCTGATTATTTTGTAACCCCTTTATCTTCTAAAGAAAATATTGATTGGGTTGTAGTTAAAGACAGGTTGCCTTTTGAAGAGGTTATCGGTAAAGAGTTTATAATTAATGAATTTGTTCATACGCCTACTGATAAAATTACTTTAAATGATTTTATGGAAGTCATAGATACTAAAAAGCTAAATAAAATTGCTGACGAGAGTATTAAGAACGAAATAATCAATTTAATTAAGCAAACTTTGGTTCTTGCTAAAGAAAACGAAACTATTGGTATTAAAGGCGAACCTGCTAAACCAAAGGAGAAAGAAAATAAATTTAAAGTTGAATACACTTTCAAATTAAATGCTTCTGATAAAGACGTTTTAACCGAAATTTATGATATTTTTGCAACAGACGAAGAAGAAGCTATAAAAAAGGCTCAAAAAGAATTTTACGATATTTACGAGGGTTTAAATTACGATTTAATTTCAGTATCTTTGGTTGAAGATGTTGAACAAAAAGAACCTGTCGAACCAACAGTTGAAGTTCCTCTTACTAAAGAACAAGAACAAGAACTTGAAATGCTTAATAATTTGCTGATGTCAACAATGCAATAAAATTAATCAGATTAATTAAAATTTAAAAGACTTATTAAAAACATACGAATAATAAAAAAATTGAAAATATGAACCTTACTTTATTAAAAAAATACGAAACTCTTGAAATTTCTAAAGTGTCTGAAAAAGACCAAAAGACTTTGGAACAAGTAAAAAAACTTCTTAATAATTTTGAAGAAACCAATGAGGCAAAAAACAAAGTTGGCGAACAAATATTAGACCAAGTTATAAAGTTGAATCCTGATGCCGTAAAAAAGCCACAGGTGGTTGCTCAAAAAGTTGCTAAAGTAAAACAAGTCGCTAAAGCGAAAAAAGTTACTCAAGCGAAAAAACCTGCAACCACTTCTACTGCTAAAACTTCGGGCAATAATATAATGTCAGTTGCTAAAGAAATTCAAAAAGCAGGAGAATCTTGGAAAGATGCTATGGAACGTGCTAAAACAGTTCTTAAAGAACGTAGAGGTCAAGTTGCAGAGCAAAAGAAAACTGAATTGGAAAAACTTTTGGCTCTTGTGAGAACTAAAAAAGAACTTCAAGGATTTGCTAATTCCGATATTAAACGTGATGCGGTAAGAGAAGCAAAAGTAAAAGGAGCAAGATTTGTAACCAAAGAGGGTTCTACTTCAAATGCCTATGGTACTTTCCCTAATAAGTTAGGTAGAAAGTATTGGGAAACTCGTGACCGTCACTCTGACCGTTTAGCACCTAATTACCCAAAAGATATGCCTTTGTTGGCTAAAGGTGGTAATGTATCTAACGAAGAAAAGTTGCTGAAAGAGTTACATAAACTTCAAAGAGATTTGAATAGCAGTAGATTAAGTACTTACAGAGAGGGCGATGATTCTCAAGAAGAAAAAGACAGAACAAGAGAAAGAGAATCTAAACTTGCTCGTTTCAATGAGATTTTAAAAGTATTAAGAGAAAGTGATGCTAAATTTGCTAACGGTGGCTCACTTCCATTTATGACAGACCCTAACTTTGGAAACTTCCAAAATACAGGTTCGTTTGCTGACGGAGGGGATTTAGATAAATACAAGTTAGAACTTTACGATATGGATTATGCTTTTATTTCATCTCCTAAACTTTCTGAATTAAAAAAAGAATTTGCGAATGAAATAAAAAACAAAGGTTACAAGGTATTTGATTTACCTACATCACACCCTGATTATAAAAGAGGGAATAAATGGGGGCTTTTTAAACCAAAATCTTTTGAACTTGGTGGCGCATTTATGACAACTGATTTAGCAGGTCATTCAGGCGGTGGTACGGGCGGTTTAAATGCCGATATGCCTTTAAGCGGGGTTTCAGGAACTAACTACACGGGTCTTGTTGGAGAAACAGGTGCTATGTCAAGCGGAGAGTTGTTTATGGACGGTGGGGCTATGGCTCAAAACCAACAAGTAATCAATGATGCTTCTCAATCTTATGTTAACTACTACTTGGGCGAGGGCGCAAGTCAAGGTATTTACAAAGACGGTGGTTCTATTCCTAATAATTATGAGGGAAGAACTCCTGAAGATGTTTGGAATAATTGGGATTTATCACAAAAATTACATTTTTTAAGTGACCACACCGAAGAAGTTTACGGAAAAGCATCGGTAAAAGGAGAAACGAATAATGAAATAAACGAGTTTTTTGGAAAATTAATTTATGAAAAATATGACGACTTACCTATAAATATAAAAGTTGCTTTAGTTATGCACACTACTCGTGGTCAATACGCAAGTGGTGGTGCTTTAAAAGACGTTGATGATAATCTTTATGTTTCTATTTCAAAAACAGAAGACGATTATTGGTTTATTACTTCAAAACCAACAACAAAAAAACAAGCCGAAGAAATGGCTAATTTAGTTACTCCAATGAGAGGAGAGGTTAATGATGTAAAAACTGTTGGTCAAGTAAAGGCTCACTCAAAAGTGATTTACGAAAATGGTGGTGCTTTCGCTCCAAGCGTTTCAAACGGAACTGAATTTATGAGTGGGGTTTATGCTAATGGTGGTTCTATGTCAGAAGACATATCCGAGTGTAAAAAACTTGTTTCTGCTTTCTGTAAAGAATTTGGAGATAAATTTGGTCTAAATGAAGAAGCGATTTTAGAAAAAGTAAAATTTAGAGATTATCTTGGAAATGGGGCAAGTGTTTTCGTTAGTCTTTCCGTTACTTCAAATGTTGAAGATTTAAAGGTGGGAGAAACAAGACCGACAGGAGGTTATATAATTTTTACAAGCGACATCAATCCAAACGGAGTTACGGGTAAAGACGATATTGCAAGAACTTACAGTATTGACATTGAAATAAAAGGTGTTAAAAGATATACTCAAAGAAGAACTGAAGAGGGTAGATACTTTAAGTCTTACAATTATGGAAGAACGATTGAGGAGGCTATGGACAAAACTGATACTAAAATAATTTACGACTTATATTCTTTAGAGAAAAAAGACGATTTAAAATTTAAAATGAGTAGTTTATTTGCTGACGGTGGTGCTTTCGCTCCAAGCATTTCAAACGGAACTCAATTTATGAATGGGGTTTACGCTAATGGTGGTTCGGTAAATGATTCAGTAATTGATGAATTGTGGAATGGTTATGCTTCGGCAGTTCTTTTCACGGAAACTGATTCTGATTCAGGAGAGCCACTTGATAGCGAATATTCTGTTTCTGATTTCGACAAAGAAACTGTAACTTCAACTAAAAAAATGTTGGCTGATTACTATTCAGAAAACAAAGATGCCATTGAAGAAAGCGGACTTGATTTAGATACTATCGGAAATGATATTTGGTACACAAGAAGCAGACAAGGCGTAGGTTTCTTTGACCATAGTCTTGATGAAGAAGTAGAAGAAAAACTAACCAAAGGTGCAGAAGCACTTGGAGAATACCCAAGCGTTGAAACTTATGACGGAAAAATTTCTGTAAGAGGTGGAAAGGTTTTTGCTAAAGGCGGAAAAATAAAAGTTGGAGGCGATGATTTTACTTTTTTACTTGACTTATCGGATAAAGAATTGCAAGAAAGATTGGAATTGGTTAATAAGCAAAAAACTATTAACGCTAAAAAATATTTTGAAGCGAAAGATAAAAAAGAAAATACTTCTAAAATAGAAGAGGCGGGTACAAGATTAGATAATCAATGGTATGCAATAGTTGAAGCAAGAAGTATAAAAAATTTCGCCAAAGGCGGTTTTGTTGGTACGGTTGAATTCAACGTAGGAGATACTGTTTGGCAAAAAGACGAAAAAAGATACGCAACTGTAATGAATAATTATGGCGACCCTATCAATGGAGATTATGGAGAATTAAGACTTGATACAACAGGGAATACTCTAATATTTACTTCTGATAAAGAATACAATACAACAGGCTATAATCTTATCAAACTTGGAGAAAAAGGCGACACGGGTAAATTCACTCCTGAAGTTCTTGAAGATATGAAAGCAAGTGCAAACCGTCTTATTGAATCAAGAAGACAAGGTAAGGATAAAGAGGGTGTTGCTTACTATCAGGAAGTTTACAAAAGACTTCTTGACGGAGAGTTTGATTCTATGGCAGGTGGTGCTAAAGCGACTGCTTCTAACAAAAAAAGTTCAGTTGATTATACTTACGTTCCTAATAAAGACGTAAAAGAATTGAGCGTTGTAGTTAAGGGCGAATTAAAGAAATTAATGGGTTCTGATATACTTGACGGGGTTTACGTTAAAAATTCAGCGAAATCTACTGCGAAATCTACTGCAAAAGTAGATGCAAATGCCGTGTTTGCTAAAATGCTTAAAGATGCAAAAGAAGCAAAAATCGGAAAGACGAAAAGGTTTACCGTTACTGATTTAAAAAAATTAAATCTTGAAATGGTTCAAAAACTTGTAGAGGCAGGTTACACCGAACAACAAATAAGAAATATTATTTTTGGATATGCTTTTGATAACGAAATTGTGGCTGACAACGAACTTGAATACGATAAGGGTATTTTTTCTTACGAAGACACTTATGTTAAAAGCAAAATCGAGGGTTTAGTTGAGGCTCAAAAAAACAAAGAGTTTGCAGTTGGTATTGAATACCCTGACTTTGATTGGCAAGGTATCATAAAGAAATATAAAATATCTTCAAAACCTAAAGACATAACTGAAAAACAAAAAGGTACTTCAGGTTCTACCGAGAACTACTATGAAGTTTTTGTTGGAGAAAATATAGTGATAGGTCATAATTACGGATATAAATGGCTTGATGCTGACGGAAAAGTGTTAAGTAATTATATGGAAGAGGATAAAAAAGTTTCTGACCCTACTAAACAAAATGCTTGGCAAAAAGAAAGAGGACAAAAAGCAGGTTTCAACGGAGGTTGGTGGACTATTATTTCTTCTAAAATAGAAATTATTGACGATGTATTGAAAACTTTACTTGCTCAAAAGGGTAGTTACTGTAAAGAGATACAATTTTATGACGATTCTTTACCTAAAGCCTTAAAAGAAAACAAGATTGATTTTGAACTTGGGGGAGATTTTGCTCCAAACGTTTCAGACGGAACTCAATTTATGGGCGATGTTTATGCTAAAGGCGGAAAACTTACAAAATATATCGACCACGATGATATTAAAAGCGTTACCTTAAAATTAAAAGGTAAAGTTGTAACTGTTGCAGGTAGTGATGTTTTGAATGGTGCAAACATATTAAAAGACGGTGGAGATTTAAGTAAAATTGCAAACTACGTTGGTAAAAACGATGTGGTTTCTGTTGAACTTAAAAACGGAGAAACTATAAAACCTGCAAATGGATATTGGGTAAAGAAAGGGGCAGAGCCTCTTTCTGCTCCAAGTTCAAAACCTGTTAGTAAAACAGGTGCGAGATTTAAGTTTGAAGTTGGCGATAAAGTAATGGTTGATGATTCGGGTTATGTTACCTCTTTTACAGAATTTGACTTATCTAAACCTGCCGAAATTATTGACAGGTCTGTATCGAAAATGGGTGGAAAAACTTATTACTTTTATAAGTTGAAAATGGCTGACGGTAGAACTGCTTTTAATCAGGCAGAACAAAGTAAATTGACACTTGCACAAAACACAACGCCTACTTCTAAAAAAGATGTTAATAAGTTAGTCGCTCCAAAGGGATATGTTTTTGTTAATTCAGGAAGCCATAGAGCAACCCAACAAATAAATAGAAGTGATGTAAAATACATTTCGTTGTACTCATTTGGAGGTTCTAACACAAGTGCAGGGACTACGATTATGTTTATGACCGAAAATGATTATGAAAAAATTAAAGGCGTAAGAGGTGTTTCTCCTGCTAAAAGTTATCTGTCTGCAAAATCTCAATGGTTTTCAAGACAAGAAGATAAAAAATTAGACACTTTATTTAGAGAAATTGAACAAAAAGAATCTTTTGGTTATGCTGACGGTGGAAGTACTGATGAAGTTGCCAAAATAAAAGTATCAAGTCCTGACGGAAAATATGTAGATACTTGGTACATTACAAAAGATACCGATACAACTCACTTTTACATATCAAATTCTACTGAATCAAAAGGAGTGCCGTATCACGTTGGTCAATTTAGAAGCGAGGTTTTTTACGAAGATTTAAGAAGTTGGTTAAAAGGCGGTACTAATATTGATGGAAAAGAATATAAAACCAATTCTTACGCTAAAGGCGGAGAAATGCAAGGAAATAACATTGATGCTGAATTACAAGACTTCGATTTAGATAATTTAGACCCTATTGAAACGATGCAGTATAATCATTTTGTAAAAAGTTCAGGCAAAGTCGGTGCGTTGCAGGTTTTAATAAATAGCGTTGAGGGCGACTATTCTCAATTAAGTCCTGAATTGGCTGAATTGGCTGAAATGCAATTGTCAACCGAAGAATGGGACGAAATGACAAATGAACAAATAAGAGAAGAATATAGCTATGCTAAAGGCGGAGATGTTGAAGAAAGGTTAGTTGGAAGTTTTTACTATGACTCAAGAAAAGACAAAACTTTTAGAATAATTTATTCTGATAAAGATAAAATATCAATACAATATTTTGATAAATCTAAAAACCCTGTTGGTAAAATAGAAGACGTGCAAAGAAGTGAGTTTGAATATTTAACAAATATGGGTGCTTGGGGAAAATATAAACAATCTTATTTTGCTGATGGCGGATTTATGAATAATGTTTACGCTAAAGGTGGAGATTTAAAAGGCAAATTTTTAGCTGAAATCGGAGTTCCTTACAATTTTGAATATGTTGTTGAAGATGAGTACGAATTTTCTCGATTTTTATCAAAAGCCTTAACTAATAAATTTAATTTCGGAAACGGTGCTTGGGGTATTAAAATAGTAAAACCATTATTTGAGAAAAACTACGGGCAAAAAATAGTTGTTGAAATTGACATACCTTTAGGTGTAACTCAAGGTGGCGGGTTAGATAAGTTTGACGTTTTAGAATTTATGTCAAAAACATTAACTAAAAAATGGTTTGGTAACGGTGTTTGGAGTGTTGAAGTTGTTAATAGTTATGCTGACGGTGCTATGTTAGACGACAACGAGGGGTTTATGAAAGCAGATAACGAAAACAATTACAGATACCCTGAAAGAGAAGTTCACGTTGATACTCTTGACGAGCCAATTGACTTGACTAATAAAGTAAGTCGCATAAGTGGCAAGATTGATACTCTTGACGAGCCAATTGATTTAAAAAGTAATGTAAGTCGCAGAACTAACGATGTTGTAATTAGAACGCTTGACGAAAGTGCTGATTTGAATGACGACAAAAGAGTAAGAGCAAGAATGAGTTACAATCCAAAAGACAGAAACCCTGACAAACTTTTAAGTGTAAACCCAAGAGCGTTTGAGTTCATAAAGGATTTACCAATGCCTACATCAAACACACATAAAAACGATTAATTTAAAAATACTATGAAGTTATTTAATAAAACAATAGACAGACAATTATTCAATCAATATTCACTTGGTAGTAACCTCTCTAAACAAGAGGTTGTTGTCAAGATATTCAATCCTATGGGGAATGGAAGCTGGTATATTTTAAATTCTGACCCCAATGACCCTGATTATCTTTGGGCTATTGTAGATTTAGGATATGGTGCTGAAGTAGGTTCAGTAAGCCGTAGCGACCTTGAAACGTATAGAGGTCGATTTGGATTAGGATTTGAGCGTGATTTAGGTTTTGACCCAATTAACGCTGAAGAACTTTATAACGGTTTGAGAGAGGGTAAATTTTACGCTGACGGTGGCAACATTGAAAGTTTCAGCGATAACCAACGTATGATTATGAATCAAAACGTTGAGGTAGAACATCATCACGAGGAATTGGAAGATATTTTAGAAGATAAAGTTCCTGTTCCTGCTTGGGTAGTTGCAAAAATGGAAACTGCAACGCAAAACCTTTCCGACATTACTCATTACCTTGACGGTAAAAAAGAGTTGATGGAGGAAGAAAACGAAGAAGAGGACGAAGACGAGGAAGAGGACGAGGAAGAGGACGAAGACCAAGACGATATTAAAAATCAAAATGTTGTCGAACCAATAAACGTGTCTGCGGGAACTAAAGCAGAATTGACTAAAAAATTTACTGACGATGCTTTGGGTAATTTTAAAGGTTTCTTGAAAGGTATGGAGGGAGTTGACTTGCGTGAAGACTACACGTTTGATTACAAGGACGAACAATACGAAGTTGAGCCAATTGTTAACTCTGATGAAAACGGTGTTTCAAATGCCGTGTTTAGCATTTTTGACGGAGACGGAGAAGAAGTTGGGGAAGTTACTTATAGCCGTGACGGTGGAAAACAAAAGTTTACTGCTAATTCGGAATTTTTCGGTTGGAATAATGCAAAGTTTGAAGACGGTGGGTTTATGAATAATGTTTACGCTGACGGGGGAGAAATAAGTCTTTGGAAAGCAGAGCCAAATAACAAACCTGAAAAATTAAAAACTTTTAAATCATTACGGGCTTATAATACTTATATGAATAAAAACCGTGAATTTTTTAGAGATGAACATTCTAAAAACGGAACAGGATTTTATGGTTTTGAAGCAGATGTAACTGAAAAAGAAGTTGAAAGCAGTATAGAAAATCTATATGATTCTAATAATAAATATGCTAACGGTGGATATTTTGACGGAACTATACCGAAAGTTTCTACTTATATGAGTAATTATGCTAAAGGCGGAGAAGTTGCCAAAGCAGAAATTCTTGGTTTGAGTAAAAACATAATGGGAACTACTGATATTGAAATGAAAATTTCAGGAATGAGAAAATCTCAAGACTTTAGTGTTTACCCAATTGGTAAAGATGATACAGACCAAATTATTACAATTCAATCTGAAACAAGAATTGGTAAAATAGATTTGTCAACAGGTCGTGGATTAATGAGCCAAAGTCATTCTAACGGTGCTTACTTTGTACATTTTCAAATGGACAATCTTACTAAATTTACTGTAAGCGAAAGCGACTTAGAAGAATTGAAAATGTACATTTTTAAAACTGCGGGTTCTAATGTTGGAAGTTCAATTGTAAAATCTGACAATTCAGGGGCTTCGGGCGTTTATGAAGACGGTGGTTCTGTAAAAAGAACAAGGCGAACAAAAAACCAAATAAGGAAAGACGAATACAATAAAGAAGTTGATTTATATAATTGGTATATTGTAAATTTTTTAGAAAATAAAGTAGAATCAGGATTTGAATATAAAGAAGATGCTGTTGACTTACTTTCTGATTATGATGGAGATAAAAATTTTAAAGTAGTATCTAAAAAAACCTTAAAAACTTTAGGAATTGAAATACCTAATGAAAATTGGAAATATGCTGACGGTGGCTTTATGAATAATGTTTACGCTAAAGGCGGTAAAATTGATAACTCACATAATTATCGATTATTAGATAGATTACGTTCAGATAACGATTATTTTTTAGGTAATGGAAACAGGTCTGAAAAACATTTGTGGGCGGGTAATGTAGATGCTCAAATAAAAGAAATGAAGCGTTTGTGGAATAACTTACCTGAAGATGCAAAACCTGAATGGTTAAGTATGGATGATATTTTAGAATACGAACAAAAAATGAAAAAGCAATACGCTGACGGTGGCTTTATGAATAATGTTTATGCTGACGGTGGTAGAGTTAGTAATGAAGACTACGAACAAAGACTTCAATATTTAAAAATGATGAAGAACAATGAACCTACTGATTTAGGTAAATACAGAATTGACAAAGAAATCAGAGAAATAAATACAATTTTAAACCATAGAGGAAATCTAAAAAATTCTTACGCCAAAGGCGGAAGTTTAGAAGATAAACTGACTAAACTTGAAAACAAAAAATCTGAATTAGAATCAAAATTATTTGAAGCTAAATTAAAAGAATATAAAGTTATAGAAAATATGGGTTGGGGTGCAGGTATGAGAAGAAGTAAGGTTAGTATCAGCACAAGACAAACAGATTCTTTAAAAGAAAGAATTAAACTTGTGGAAAAGGAAATAGAGCAAACCAAAATAGATATTTTGCCAAAAAAACCTAAATACATTCTTAAAGCAGACATCAAAACCGTTACACTTAAACGTAATGGCAAGGAGGTTACTTACAGTGGTGCTGATGTTCTAAATGGTGCTAACGTACTTGCGAAAGGCGGAGATTTGACTTCAAAAGCAAATTACATTCCAAAACGTGATGTAGTTTCTGTTGAGTTGAAAGATGGAACTACCGTTAAGCCTGTAAATGGGTATTGGGTTAAGAAAGGTACTGAACCAATTGGAGGACAACCAACGCCTACTTCTTCAGGAAAATCAGAACCTAAAATTAGTACAACTGAAATTAGAAAAGATGCAAGAGGTAATTGGAGAGCGGAAAACACAGTAGATGATTTTAACGGTTACGATTGGAGAATATCTACCGTTAAAACTTATAGTGGTAATTTAGTTTCTTCTGCTCAAGGAGGTAAAACAGAGCCGACAGGAACAAAAGGTTATAGTATTTTTAAATATACTATGTATCAAGACCCAAATCATACTTTAGAAGTTTCTAAACCAAAAAGATTGACTGATAAGGTAGTTTCTGAACAACACGAAAAAGCATTAGCCAAGTTCAAAAAGTTTATGGAAACAGGAATGTTCAAAGGCGGAGGTAAAATCTCCAACTTTGATAAACTTTCTGATAAAGTAGCAAAAGAATACGAGGGAATACCTGTTAAGAGCAAATACCAAGAGCAATATGGTAGATACTATTCTAAAGAAGAAGCACAGGAAGTTGGCGATAAAGTTGCGGGAAAAGTAAAGGCTATGCAATCTGCTAAAAAGATGTCAGGCGGTAGTACAGACGGTAAAAAATCAAATAGCGGAGCAGAAACCCTAAAAAAAGCAAATGATTTAGCTAAAAAAATCCGTATGGATGGAGAGAGTTGGAACAATGCTAAAAAAAGAGCCTTTGCCCAATTAAAAAAATAGTACGAAAACAGATGTAATATGTCCGACACCAAGCGGACAAAAAATAATAGCAGAAAGCCTGTTAGAAACATAAAAAAAGACAATTATTTTAAAAACAAGGCATTAATTACTTGTTTATCAAAATTTTATTATATTTGTAGATTAAATTAACTTTATTAAGTACAATACTATGGAAACAATTAATGGATTATTAAGAGCGTTGGATAACAAAGTACCCGCTTCAATGGCTAAAAGAATAGACGGTTTGCAAAAACTGAATGTGAAATTAGAAACCGCAAGAAGCGAACACGATGCTAACCCGACAGAGGCTTCTCAAGATGCGTTAGACGAGATTATAGAATTTATCAAAGACACCCAAGAGGATGTTCAAGAAGATTTAGAAACTCTTGTAGAGCAAAAAAGAAGTGCTAATTTAAAAGCACAGGGAGAAGAGAAAAAAAGAAGAGAACAAGAGGCTTTAGCGAAAAGAGGAGAACAAGAGGCGTTAGCCAAAAGAAGAAAACAACAAGAGGAATTAGCAAATAGAAGAGCAAGTGAAAAAGCCCAAAAAGATGCTGAAGAATTGAGAGAAAAAGAAGATTTAGAGAAAAAAGAATCGGAAGAACAAGAATTAAAAACAGATGACGAAACTAAAACTGAAAAAAAATCAGGAATTGGTTGGGGAAGTTTGCTTTTAGGCGGTATTCTACTTGTAGCAACAGGTGGGGCAATAAAGTATTTCGGAAATAAAAAATAATGAGCAAAGCGCAAAAAATTTTATTAGTAGTAGGCATTTTAGGTGTTGCTTTCGGAGGCTTTGTCTTGGCGAAGTATCTTACTCGTAATGTTAGAAAAATTCGAGGTGGAACAGTCACTTTTCAAAAGTTTGACACACCGCCAATAGAAGAACCTTTATCTGAATAATTATGGGAAAGTACACGACAGTTGCGATTAAAGTGCCTGATATTAATAGAAGTTTTGCACAATCAAATTATAAATACTCTAACCCCGATGTTATAAGAGTTAACAATTTACTTATAGATGAAATCAATAAGTCATTTGGAAGCTATGTTACAAAGTGGGGAATTGAATTTGAAATTGATGATTCAATAATTATAGGTTTTATTGCTACCGAAAGTGGCGGTATTAATTCTCCTCCGAATAAATATGATGCGACAGGTCTTATGCAGATGACTCCAAACACAGTTTGGGAAATTTTGGCAAAATGGCAAGTTATGGTCAATTCCCCGCTATCTACTAAAGCAAAATCTTTTTTCAATAAAGCGATTCCGTCAAGTAAAAATTTCAACGCTAATGTACTTCCGAGTTCGGCAGTAAAAAGCGAAATACGCAAAGCATTACAAAATAATCCTGAATTCAATATAGCAATTGGTACTGCTAATTTAAGATGGCTTTTAGAAGCATTTAAAGAGGGCAACGTTGCGAGTATGAATAAAGTTATGGTTTCCTACAATGCGGGTTACTATGCTATGAGAAATAAGGTAAAAGGTGCTTTAACAACTCAACAATTAATCAATAATAAATCTATTCCTTTGGAAAGCAGAGGTTATTTATTAAAAATGTTAGGCGTAAACGGTTTTTTAGACCTATGGTTTAAAAAGTAATTATAAACAAAAACAAGAAACAAAACAACAACCTAATTAAGTAATGATAAATTTAAAAAATATAAACAATTAAATATTAAAATTATGAAAAAAGGTTATTTAGTAGGTGGTTTAGCGATTGTAGGTGCAATAGCATTATTTATGTATTTAAAACCAAAAAACAAAGCAAATTCAGAGGGTTTTTACGGGGCAAATGGTAAATTAACTACCAAAGGAGGTTCGACTTCAAAAGTTCAATTACAATGTAAAAGACCTAATGGAAGTTATTACTTACAACCATCAGGAGCAACTGCTTGTGTGTATGGTAGTGACACACCAATTCGTTACGTTGAAAATTAAAAACAAAAAAAATGGAAAAGAAATATATCGTAGGAGGTTTAGCCGTAGTAGGTGCTTTAGCATTATTAGCTTGGTATTTTACACCAAAGAAAAGTTCAGATAAATTCTTGAACGCAACAGGTGGTTGCGGTTGTGGGGCTTAATAATGGCTTATAAAATTTTACCATATTCAAAAGCACAGGCGGATAAGTTGGGGGTTGAAATAAAGCCCTCAACAAACTCTGTTAAAAAAATTGATATTTTTAAAAATGGTAAAAAAATTGCTACAATAGGGGCTTCGGGTATGAATGATTACCCGACCTATTTGGAGAAAGAAAAAAAAGGGTATTTCCCGAAAGGATATGCTAAAGAAAGACGTAGATTGTATAAGCAACGCCACGAAAAAGACCGTCATAAAACAGGGTCGAATGGTTGGTATGCAGATAAAATATTGTGGTAAATGGCTCTAATATACGAAAATAAAGTTCCTGCTTCATACAGGATACCTTTTGTTAACAAGGTAAACGAAATTGCACCAAGAATAGGGGTTGACCCTAATTGGTTAATGGCAATTATGTACTTTGAGAGCGCAGGTGGTTTTAGCCCGTCTATTACAAATTCATTAGGGTATGTAGGCTTAATTCAATTTGGAGCATCGGCAAGAAAAACTTTAGGTGTTACAAAAGAGCAACTAAAGGCAATGACCGCAGTAGAGCAATTAGATTACGTTGAAAAATATTTTAATTTATATAAGGGTAAATACAAAACTTATATAGACACATATTTTGCAGTATTTTTTCCTTTAGCAATTGGAAAGCCCGATGATTGGGTAATTCAAGGCGGAGGTCTTACGGCAAAACAAATTTACGATGCGAACCCCGCTTTCCGAAATGTAAAAGACGGAAAATTGAGAGTTTGGGAAGTTAAAAAAACAATGTTAGAAAAACTGCCGAGCCAATGGCTACAAGACGGAAGTTTTAGTTTGGCAGTTAAAGCATACAAGAATTATATTGCAGTTGGTATATTATCAATATTGGCAGGATTAACATTATATTATTATGGTAGAAGCAGTACAAAATAGTCAGACGGGAACACCAAATGAAGAAATGGATAAGACGATAAAAAAAGACGTAAATGCTCAAATACATCAGCATTTATCTACAATTTTTGTTGTAGTAGGCATTATATCTTTTACATTGGGTGCAATTGTAAATTGGTACACAATTCAAAGAATTAAAGGCGGAAAAATATAATGAAAATATTTGGACAAGTTTTAGATACAAATGATGAACCAATGGCATTGGCGAATATTACTATTGTTACAGGCGTAAATGCTAATACTATGGGTACTCACGGTGATTTAGATGGTAATTTTGTTTTAGAAAGTCCTAATATTGAAAGCGATTCCCGATTTAAGGTTTCTTATGTAGGATATGTATCTCAATTTTTCAATACAAATGAATTACAAGGTAAAAAAGTAAAATTAAAAGACGATGTGGAAGAATTGCAAGAAGTTGTAATTACGGCAGGTTCAAAACCGTCTAATTCTTCTACTAAAACTAATGTAGTACAATCGAGTAAAAAAAAGTTTGTTCAGCACTTACAAGACCATAAATTCGTTTATGCGGGATTAGGAGGATTGGCAGGAATAATATTAATTGCGAGAGCATTTAAAAGATAAAAAATAAGATTATGGCAAAATATAAATTGTTAATAGATATTGTAACGTATAATTATGGAGGCGGAAACCCACCAAAAGTAATTTCGGAAAAATTTGTAATTCCAAAAGGAACAATTGTTGATATTACACCGCAACCGTATTCAGGAACAACTAATTTTTCTTATATTGTAGATACAAAATACGGAAAAACAAATCAAAATAATTTTGATAACGGAAGTAAAGACGAACCATCAATCACGATTGAAAAAGTTTCTGAAAACACCCCCGTTACTTTAGATGCGAAAATAATTCCTAAAAACGTATCTTCAAATCAATCTATGCAAAATATTAGTTCAGGTATCACAAATGTTGTTCCTGAAACATTTTTACAAAAACACAAAAACCATTTACTAATTGTTGGAGCATTAGTTATTGGATATTTCGCATATAAAAAAATAAATAATTAAATAAATAAATAAAAATTAAAAGTTATGGAAACTAAAAAAATATTATTGATAGGTGGTGGAGTAGTAGTTGCTTATTTACTTTACAAAGGATATACTGATAAAAAAGCAAAAGATTTAATTGCTTCTGACTTATTAGCAACAAAAACCGCAGATTGCGAAGCTAAATTTTTAGAAAATGAAAAAACAGTTAGAAGAAGTGCAGGTTTTGATATGGTTGCTTATAAAACGCAATTTATGAAAGACTGTTTAAATGCTACACCTGAAACAGGCGGGGCAGAAATACCTCTTGGAACAGGTGGAATTAAAACACCACAAGAAAACCCAATTAAAGGCAATATAATGCCTTTAAAGAGCAATACAATGACTCTTGACGACAATATTATAAGAGGTCAATTAGAACAAGCAGAATTAAGTTTTGCAGGGACTAAAGGAAAATCTTTAGCGGGACAATATTATAGATAAAAAAATGGAAAATAAAAATTTATTGCTAATTGGCGGTGGTCTGCTAATAGCTTATTTAGTTTTTAACAATTTAAAAGCAAATAAAAGAGCAAATGATTTAGAAACGATGGTTGCTTCTATGAATCAAGCAACACAGGAAAATAATATTCAATTAAGCAATGTAGGTCAATTAGCTTCTGAAGTTGTTGAAACTCCTGCTCCTGAACAACCGCAACAAAGAGTTAGGCTGAATGAAATGCCTTTGTCAACTCGTTATTAAAAATTAATAAAAAAGTTATGGCAAAATATACATTTGTAAAAGATTATAGTTACACAGTTTACGGAATTGGAAGACAAGATAACACCATAAAAAAAGGACAATCATTTGACGGTATTGAAACGGCAAACGGAATTGTTATTTCTCCAAATGGAAGTGACTTATCTAACTATCAAAAAGAGGTTTTGTATCCTGATATGCCATCGTCATACTTGGAAGTACCTAAAGAGTATTTAACTCAATCGTTCTTTCAGCAACACAAAAACCATTTACTAATTTTAGGAGGATTGGTATTAGGATATTTAGCATTTAAAAAATTTAATAAATAAAAAGTTATGAATATTGCAAAACTATCATTAAGTACAAGAATGGCGATAAGTAATAATTTCGGATTTCCAAAAGGGGAAAACGGAAATATTGGTGCTTTTGTTAAGGTAAGTAAAAATATAGACAAAGAATTAAAAGATTTAGGGGCTTCTATTCAAGGTTTAATGCAGGGTCAAACAACAGGAGAACTTTTTACAATTCGATTCCCGATTAATTCACTTGATAAAATATCAGAAATTGACGGTCTTATTTATCTTGATATTGGAGAAAAAGCAAATATGAATATTGACAGTCCTAAAAAACAAGCAAATTATAATTTATTAAATGAGCAATATCAAGATGCAATAAATCAGCAAAAGGCTTTAAATAATAAAAGTAATTCAGTTTCAAAATATATTTTTAAAGAAGATTACGAGGCTATTGGAACAAATATAATTGACAATAATCTAACAGACCAACGCTCACAAAAATTAAAACATCAATTTAAAAAAGGAGATGTTTTTGAGGGAAATAAAATAGCAATTGGTGGTGGAGCAGACCCTAATTTTGTTCAATATGGTATAGAAATAATCACTCCGAATAATTATTTAGAAGACGGAAGATTCGTGATGTATAATGGAGTATTTCAAGTTCCTGAAATAGTAGTGAGCGAACAAACATTTTTACAAAAACACAAAAACCATTTACTAATTTTAGGAGGATTGGTATTAGGATATTTAGCATTTAAAAAATTTAATAAATAAAAGTTATGGAAACAGAAGTATCAGTAGCCCCCGTAGCACCTGTACAAACAGTAGCACCTATTCAAACGTTAGCGCCATCGTCAGGTGGTGGCGATGACGTATTTGAAAATATGAGTTCACAAAAGCCAATGGATTTAAAAAGTTTACTTATATTTGGTCTTTTAATCGCATTTTCAATATACGGAATAACGTATTACAGAAAAGCGATTTCTAAATTGAACGAGGATAAGAAGCCAAACGATGACTTTTTGAATTTAGTAGATGACGTAGAAGAAGTAAAATACAATGTTAAAAAAGCATTGGGTCAGAAATATTCAACGACTTAATAATAGTTTATGTCAGCAGTAGCAAAAAACGATAATTCAGCAGTTTTATTAGTAATACCTTTAGGTTTTGCTATTTACTCATATACTCAAAAGTACAGTTTTGGAAAAGGTGCTTTAGTAACTGTTTTAGGAACTTTAGCAGTAGGCGTTGCGGTTGGGATTTATTCCGTAGCTTCGTTAACTTCTAAATTAGTTGATAAAAGTTATAATTAAAAAAGATTAAGCCAAGTATAACAACAAAAAAACAATGGAAAAGAGTAAAGGTTTAGGCGATACCATTGAAAAAATTACTAAATTTACAGGAATTAAAGCCGTTGTAGATGCAGTAGTTGAAGACTGTGGTTGCGAAGCAAGAAAAGATTGGTTAAATGGCATAGTGCCTTATGACGGAAAAAACGTTCAAAGAATATTAAAGTTTTTTAAAAAATAAAAATCAATTATAAATTAAATAAAAAAAAGAAATTATGGCAAAAGCGGTAAACGGGTATTTCAAAGCAATGTTGGAAGCCAAAAAGAGTAATTCAGCATCTTTCGAGTACAATGGTAAAACTTATGTAGCTTCAAAGACAAAAACAGGTTTAACTGTTTATAAAGCAAAATAATCGTGAATACGAGAGATTTTCTTTTAGTAGGCACGGGTTTAGTTGTCGGGTTCTTTGTAAAAAGAACTTTAGACAACAGAAATGCACTTGCTTTGGCGGATAGAGTTGATTCGCTTCCTGATGATACAAACTATGTATTTTCTCAAAAGTACAAAGATTGTGAGGCAATTGTAAGTCAAGATATGGCTCAATCAAGATACGCAGGAAATGTTGATTTAGTTGCTATGAAAAAATCTTTAATTGACGACTGTATGAAAGCAGTATAAAAATAAAAATTATGAACACGAGAGATATAGTTTTATTTGGTGTAGGGGCATTTGCAGGATACCTATTGGTAGGCTATTTGAATAAAAACAAAGTAGCTTCAGGAGCAACCGATACAATGGGTTTACCTGATACCTCTTCTCAAACAGTACCGCCTGAAACAATAGGTTCTACTGATTCAAATGGCGGAGAAACATTAGTTGACCCAAGATTGACTTTATGCGAGGAAAATTGGGGTAAATTTTCATCTACACAAAGATTTGGTTCAGCAGAACAAGCACAATCAGTACACGATAATTTTATTACAAGTTGTTTAGCTAAAGGATAATAAATTGTAACTATGGAATTTAACGATTTAACATACGGAAATCCAACTGTTGAGGATTTAGTTTACATTCAGGGAAATGGATTGACAGACGACCTTTTTGAAACATTAAAGTCCAAGTTGTCATATCCAAAAAATGATTCTGAATTAGTTAAGGACGAACTTAACGAAATTGTAGATGCTTTGGCAACAATGGCTCAACCTGAAAATCAAAACTATTTAAAAAGATACAAGTCTTACGATAGGAATTTAATTCAGTCGCTTTCAGCAATATTTAAACAAAGAAATATTGATGTTGAACAATTGTGTAAAGACGTAGTTATGGATATGCAAAATTTGATTTATAAATTAAAATTTTACTATCAAAGACCACGACCAAAGCAAATTGCGCAATATTACAAGTTGAAATTATTTCCATACAAAAGTTTTTCAGCACACACGCCATCGTTCCCTTGCGGACATTGCGTACAAGCAATTGTAATGCTTAACGTAATAGGAAATAAAAACCCTACTGAATATCCGTTCTGTAAAGAACTAATTGAAGATATTGCATACAGTAGAGTATATTTAGGACATCATTTTCCAAGCGATAATGACGGAGCAAGAGAAATTGGTAAAGCGATTTTAAAACACCCTGAATTTGCGAAAAAATACGGCATATAAATTTATTTGTACGCCTTAATAAAAACCAAGACTAAACTAACAACAATTATGAAACACGAGGAATATGAACTACAAAAATCAGTAGCCCGTTATTTATCTTACCAATATCCAGATGTTGAATATATGTCGGATACTATTGCCTCTGTAAAACTTACCGAAAGACAGGCAGGGCGAAACAAACTTGTTCAAAAGAACAATTTTAAATGTCCTGATATTTTGATATTTGAGCCACGCAATAACTTTTGTGGCTTGTTTATAGAACTTAAAATTGAAACCCCTTTCAAGAAAGACGGTACAATTAAGGCTTCTCAAAAAGACCATTTGAAACTACAACACGAATGTTTACTTAAACTAACCTCAAAAGGTTATAAGGCGGTATTTTCTTGGAATTTTGATATGACAAAGCAAATTATTGACGAATACTTAAATCAATAGCTATGACTCAAGAAACTAACGATGTATCAAAGGTATTAAAGGAGTTGGATAAAACCATTCAGGTAATAGGAACAGAAAAGCTAATTGAGATTCTAAAATACTCACGGCTTAATATGGCAAACATAAACGAGGAACAAATTAACAGGTCTTTAGAAATAATTAAAGTTGTTTGTGATGAATTTAATATTTCATTAGTTGAGTTCTTCGACAGAAAGCGTAAAACCAATAGAAGAACTGCAATAGGCATTTGCGCCTATCTAATTCAAAAAGAATTAAATCTTGACAATTCAAACATATCATACATTTTGAAAAAACCTGACGAAGTAATATCTTTGTACAAACAAGAAATAATCAGATTGAACTCAAACCATCCTCAAGACATACAGGTATTGGAAAAAATAAAAATAATAAGTGAAACTATAAAATTACAATAAAAAATGAGCAACCAAGAAAAACAAATAGAAGAAGTTTATGCAGAAGTAGTGCAAACAATTGATGATGATTTCTCTCCGTTAGATGCCCCCGTAAAACAGAGGGCATATACACAACACAAATTAGACGACAGTCAAGTAATGCAGGATTTGGAAGAACCAAGTTTTGAAAGACCAAGTTTTGCAGACCTTGATGGAAGTGCCGAAGAGGAATCATCAGAACCTGAAAGACCTTTTAACCCGTCTTATAATGAATTAGACGGTAAAGAAAAGACAATGGGGGCTGAAATGATGGCTGAAATGACTTTGGACATTTACGAAAAGGGTTGTTTCTATATGGGTAAAATACCCGAAATCAGTGAGCAAAAATTAGATAAGTTAATTGCAGAGGGGGAAATAGACCCGTCAATCCAACTTCAAACAGAAGCGGGTTCAATGCCTATTAAAGATTTTGCAGTAGAGTTCAACGACAGTATTAAAGATGCTTTTGCGGTAACTGACGAATTTAAAGAAAAAGTAAAACCACCATTAATCCGTGTTTTCAAAAAACGTGGAATTGGAATGACCGATGAGCAATTATTGGCTTACTACTTTATTTCAGATTTAGGAGCAAAAGGCGCACAAGCGTTTATGTTGCGTAAAACGGCTAATAGCATTTTGGATTCTTTGAGAGAAAACACTTTGGCAATTAGAGAAAATCAATTAAGAACAGAAAGACCAACTCCTCCACCTGCGCCACAACAATCGTATCAGGAAAGAACTGATTGGGATACTTCGTCAAAACCGAGAAACGTAAATACTACCGATTCCGAACCAATAGATAGAGAGGACTTTGACTATTCCGAAAACATAGCAGAAGTTATACAAAAACCTGTTAAGAAAGAAAAACTTGAAAAACCTGTAAGAAGAAAGCCTCAAACTAATTTAGAAGAGCAATTAGCTTATTTTGAGCCTGAAGAACAAGAAGTTTTTAGTAACTTAAAAGATAAAGACGGTTTTACAGATAGATTTCAAGACGTAGCAGGTATGCCTCAATATGGCGACCCTGTAATGATGTCAGAATTAGAGAAGTTGAGTAAGAAAGACCCAACTAAACCTGTTAGAAAAGTAAGAACAACTGCTTTAAGAAAACCAAGAAATAAAAAATAATTATGGCAAGTAATATAGCGAATAATAAAAACAACAATAACAATCCTATATGGGTTGTTATGTTGTTATTCGTAATTTGGCTTATATTAATTTTTTTAAGACTTAAACAAACTTTATAATATGGAAGAAAGAGAACCGAAATTATTAGTTGCAGTTGGACGTAAAGGGTGCGGTAAAACTTTTTCAACAAGAAAAATGCTTACAAGTTATGTTCAAGGCAATATTTCAAAAGGTATTGCCCCAAGAAGAGTTTTAATATTTGATGTAAATGATGAGTTTGAGGACATAAAAGCATTGGCTTTAAAAGATGTGGCTTTATTTTCTATGCACCCAAAAATAGAGATAAGAAGAATTAGACCATTCAACAAGGACGGAAGACCTATGGGTATTAATGAAATGCAAGAAACATTATTTAAAATAGTTAATAATTTTAGAGGAGGAATGCTTTTGTTAGAGGATTTAAACGGTTACGTTGGGGATTATATCCCACAGGATTTAATAGGTAAAATAGTAAGAGCAAGACACGCAGATTTGGACATAATTACGCATTTTCAATCAATAGGAAGAATATCGCCTAAAATTTGGCAGAACGTCAACGCTATTCGTTTTCACAAAAATACAGATTCAGTTTTAAAACATTCCAAGAAATTTGATAATTTTTCAGAAATGTTTTTATTAGTGGAGGCTTATGTAAATTCCGAGTATCATTTAGGAAATGAAAGAATACAAGTTTGGGTTGATACAGAAAACGAAAAAATTAAAATACCAAAAGAAAATATAGCTAAATTTGAAAAAATTGTAGAATTGTACTTAATGGAAAACCATAAAAGAATACTTTCCCCTTTATTAAATAAAAATATTTTCTTTAAAAATAATAAACCATTAACAATGCAAGAAGTTTTAAAAATAAAAAAAGCAGAAATGTTAAAATATTATTTAGATTAAAAATAAATATTTTTTTATAAATATTTATTTGTAATTCCGTTTTGTTTTTCAAAATCAACTCTTTTTTGGTAAGCCTCCTCTTCAGTTTTAAACATTCCGAACCGAACAGATTTTCCATTAAACTGAATTGAACTTCTCCATTTATTATCTCTTTTAAAATATGAAACGCCAATATATTTACTTGTGCAGTTTGAATTTTTAACCCTATGACAGCTATTTTCCCTATTGTTTACCCATTCTAAATTTGAAATTTTATTATTAAGTTTATTTCCGTCAATATGGTTTACTTGCGGATTATTTTTTGGGTTATTAATAAACGAAATAGCAATCAGCCTATGTATTTTTTTTGTAATTTCAAGTGCATTTTTACAAAAACCTACTTCCCAATAACCCCTTTTACTTATATGTGGTTTTTTTATTAATACCTTATAAATGCACTTTTTCCCACTTATAATAAGTGTTTTCTCTAAAGATTTTACTCTTCCAAGATTCGATATTTGATAATACCCCTCGTAATCAGGAACATCTTTCCATTCTTCAACACGAGTAACACCATTATCATCTATATAGACAATATCTTCTAAACTTAAATCTTTGTAGTAATCCATAAAATAAAAAACCCATAAATCAATAGGTCGAAGTCTATATCATTATGGGAATTTAATTATTTTTTTTATTTCGGCTTCGACTCCGACAGTACAAATATAACTAATGTATTTTGACCAAAATAAAAATTAAGTATTTTTTATGAAAAATAAAATTATTCTTTGTAAAATTCTTTTCACTACCTTTGACAGATGCTATAAAATAGCTTAAACCAAGAAACTTTAATAACAAATAAATCAATAAAATTAAAGTTATGAAAAAAAGTAGATTTAGTAAGTTATGTCTAAAAGACCTTTCACGGGGTGTGATAATGACAGTAGGTACAACTTTTGTAGGGTTGTGTAGCACAAGTGTAGTTTCGGGAATATTTCCTGCGGTTGCAGATTTTATTAATATGGGTAAGGTAGGTTTGCTTTCAGGAGCAGTTTATTTAGTTAAAAACTTCCTTACAAACTCAAAAGGCGAATTTTTAAAACAAGAAGAAGATGTCGTATAGTTATTTAAGCAAAGAGGCTTCGCCTCAAATTTTAGTTCAAGCAAAATCCCTTTTAGGAACTAAAGAAATTGTAGGCGTTATTCATAATAAAACTATTATGAGTTGGGCTAAAGGTTTAGGTCTTGAAAAAATATATACCTCTGACGAAATCGCTTGGTGCGGTTTATTTATGTCAGAAGTTTGTAAAAAAGCGGGGGTAGAAACCAACTTAACCCCTAAAGATTCATTGTGGGCTTTAAATTGGAGTAAATTTGGAACAAAGCAATCAGTAGCGATGCTTGGGGATATTCTTACTTTTAAAAGAAACGGAGGCGGACACGTTGGTATTTATGTTGGGGAAGACGATACTTGCTATCATATTCTTGGGGGAAACCAATCTAATATGGTTTGCGTTACTCGAATTGAAAAATCAAGAGTTAACAGTATTAGACGTACAAGTTGGAAGTCAAAACAACCAAGTAATGTAAGGGTAATAAAACTCGAAAGTAACGGTATAATTTCTAAAGACGAGAGTTAATATGGAAAATTTAAAAAATGTTTTATCAAACAAACTAAACCTGCTTATACTTTTGGTAGCAATTATTTTTTGCTTCCAAGTTTTTAGTTTATTTAGTAACGGTAATGAAACCCAAAAAATCAACTACATCAAAGATGAAATATCTGATTTAAAAACAGGGGTAAAGGTTATTTACGATTCATACGAAAGAATGGATAAAAAAATTGAAACTTTCAATACGAAAATAAATAACATTGACAATCAAGTAAAAATAAATAATACTAAAATAGATAATCTAAAAAAAGATGAAAAAACTAAAATTGATAATTTCAAGTCTTATGATGCTCGTATGTATGAGCGTTATTTCACAGAACGCTATGCAAAAAAGCCAAGTACCGCTACAATCAAATAAAGTAGTAATAGATACTTCCATAGCAAGGAAAATAGCAACAGACCTTGTAAGAGGAGATTTCTGTAAAGCAGAAATAAAGTTAGTCAGAAGCAATTTAGACTTAACGAAGAAACAAGTAGTACTAAAAGACAGTATCATAAAGACTTTAGGAACTCAAAAGGAAGAACTTAATTTGATTATTTCAAAAAAAGATGAAATGTTTTCCAAACAAGAGGAAATATCGAATAGTTATAAAAAAGAATTGTCAAAACAAAAGGGAACAACGTTCCTTTATAAGTTACTATCCCTGTTAGGTGTTGTTTCTACCTCACTACTCATAATAAAACCATAACACAAAGCGCACCAATACGGTGCGTTTTTTTTTGCTCATTACCTTTACGTTGAGAATAATTAAATAGTTTGTGAATTATTATTTAATGATAAAGTAGGCGTTAAATAAATTTGATGTGCTATTATGCTATAAATTTGGCTTTGATATTATTTCTGTAAATTAATATCATTAAAAATAAGTTTAACAAAAAAATCATTCTGAAATGAAAAACGAAATTGTTCCTTTATTGAAAAGCGTTGCCGTTGTAGTTGTAGGTGTGTTAGTTGCTAACTATGTTCAAAAAACATTGTTGACTAAAGCAGTTGTCGCTCCCGCTTCTTCTTCAGCAGTATAATTAGGTGTCAAAACCGAGTAAAAAAATTAGTAAATAATATTAAATTAAATTAAAATGTCAAACGTAAGAAGATATTTAAGCAATGCACGTCAAAGTGCAATGGAATCTTTCTCAAATGCTGACGGATTCATCGACCAAGACCTGTCATTCACAGGAGATGATTTCTTTAGAGCAGACGGAGGAATGGGGCAACAAGATATTCAAACATCTCAACCCTACATTATCAACGTTACTTCTACATCAGGAGCAGCGATTGCTAACTTTGCTATATTAGGTTCATACCAATATATCAATAACACAGGATTCGTTAACGGTTCGTTAACAATCGGTCCAGTGACTGTGAGTTCAGGTATTCCTGACATCACTTACCAAGAAATGTTATACCAATTTATGAATAATCCTTATTCTGTTGGTTTAACTTACATCCAATCGGCTACTACTAACCAAGTTCTACAAACTTTGTCAGTAAACACGAGAGATGCGAATGGTAACTTGGCACAAAAAACTTTAGTGCCTACAATTGACCCATATCAGCAACAAACGAATATCGTTGCAATGAAGTATGCTTACCGTATTGATGGTTTCACAAAAATCATCATTGCTCAAATTTTAGCAACTGCTACATTGTCATTATACTTCTATCCTGCTGATAACATCAACCTTGCAAGAGCATTGGGTGGTCAACCTGTAAGCAGACAATTCGGAACACCTCCTGTAACTAATGGACAAACCATCAAGTTAAGAGCGTAATTATCAGTGATGATATAACGAATTAATGTATAATTTAGAAAAAGAGCAAGTTTGATTTATTTCTACTTGCTCTTTTTTGCTTAAAACAAATAACTATGAACGTATATGAATATGTTGCGGATTCAAATCCAAGAGTAGCAGAACAAATAATGAACTCATTTAATTATGATGTCGTTAATTCTGCTGATATGGGATTGAGCCAATTAGTTGACAAGGTCGGAGAACCTGCTTTGCAAAAAGTAATGGAAAACCACCCTGATAAAGAAATTATTTTAGAGATGTTCTCTAAAAAAGAGGATAGTAAGGATAGTACTTGCGGTTGCGATAGTTGTAGATACAGAAATCGAAATGGCAATGAAAATTTGAATTATCTTAATATGACAGGCAGTGGGAATGTTTCTCCTACTAATGTTCCAAATACAACTGCTACTGATTCTACTTCAAATACTCATTTATTGGCAAACCAAACAAATGTCATTTTAGTAGTATCTGCATTATTCATAGCAACTGCATTAATTTTAAAAAATAAATAAAAATGGCAAATTCAAAAGCGACTCCTCAATTAGGAGCATTAACATTAGTATTACTTGTAAGAAATTATAGAAGCCAAATGATTGCTTTATTGGCAAGAAATGGTGTTGCGGTAAAACCTAATGCGTCAGAACAAAATATAGCCAATTTAATGGCTAATTTATTAAAAGTATCAAAATCTTTTTTCAAAGATTTAAGCGACTTTTTAACTAACCCTGCGGTAACTAAAGTACTTGCAGATGGGGTTGCTAAAGTTTCACAAACTGCTCAATATATGAAAGCAAGTGGAAATGGGTATATGAATTATGAGGGGGAAGAATATGACGATGCTTACTTTGAAGAAGACCCTATTGACCCTGCATTACCTGTACCGTCAAATACTCCAAAAAAAGGGTTTTGGTCAGATTTGAATTTTGCAGAAATATTAAAAGGAGGTATGAATCTTTTTGGTAATTATACAAAAGCACAATCTGATGCTGAAATAGCAAGGCAACGTGCTAAAGTTGCAGAAGCGGGAGGTGGAGCAGTTGTTTTAGACCCAACGACAGGGGAAGAAGTTGACCCAAATGACAAACCTGATACGGGATTGGGTACAACTACAATTGTTGTATTAAGTTTAGTAGGCGTTGCATTATTAGGAACTGTAATATATTTTATTGCAAGACCTAAAAAATCTTAAAAAATAGAGTTATGATTGATGAAAAAATGTTATCCAATATAATTGGGGCTTCTGTTGGAACTTATCCTAATGAAGTTGCTGACTTCCTTGTGCGTAATAACGTAATTGCACCTGCACCTGAATACACGCTTGACCAATTGGTAGAGGGTGTATTTATAGGTTTGAATAAAAATCCAACTTTTACTCAAGAATATGGTTCTTGGGTAGAGCAAATTATAACTACATTAACCTTTTAAAAATATAATATTATGGCAGGATGGGCAGATGCTTTAGGAGCAATATTACCAGCTTTTATAACGGTTGGCGGAGGATTAATTTCGCAAAACCAATTAGTGCAACAAGCGCAAGGTCAAGCTAATGATGCAAGAGCATTAGCTGAAAAACAATACGAAACTGCATTGGCACAACAAAAGGCGCAAGAATTAGCTTCAATAAATGCAAACAAAAATAAAGTCGTAACTCCACCAAAGAACAATACTTTACTTTATGTTGGATTAGGTGTAGGCGGTGTTGTTTTAATTGGAGTTGTAATTTTTGCGGTTACGAGAAACTAATTTTTAATAAATATTAGATATGCAAGATTTTTTAGCACAAGCGAAAGACATAGCGAGTAAGGACAAAAGAGAAATTCTTATGGTAACTACTCAAGCATCGGTAAACGGTGCGGTTACAGGACTTGTTTTGGGTCTTATGATTGGTTATTGGAAAAACAAAAATATTTACATCACAGGTCTTGTAGGTGCTATCATTGGTGGTGTTGCTACAAGTATTATAGTTAATAAAAAGTAATATAATTATGGATTCATCAAAATTATTGATAGTTGGGGGAGTAGTTTTAGGAGGTTTTTACCTTTTAAATAAAGGAAAAAAAACAAAAGCAGATGCGGATACAAAAGCATTAGCAGACGCTCAAGCACAAGCATTAGCTTTAGCAATGGCAACCCCAACAATACCCAATCCTGTCGTTGTAGAGTCAAAATTCTATACTCCTGCCGAAGCAACTAAAAAAGCATTGGAAGTTGTAACTAAATGGATAAGCCTTTTAGATGCTATTCCAAAAGAAGCGTTGACAGAGGAAAACAAAAATATACTCAATCAAAAGGCTTGGGATGAAAAAGCAAAAAAAGATAAAGCCGAATATGATAAAGCATTAGCACTTGCGAAATCAAAAAATGAACCTAAATTTACTTTTGGCGATACGAATTATTGGACGGCTAATGAAGAGGATGTTAGAAACGGAAGTTGGGTTAAAGTATTGTCGGCAAATGTTTGGCAACCAAACAATATTATTTCTTATTCTAATTCATTTAAAATTAGAGATGGCGACAGAATGTTTGAAATTAGTCGTGCGAATCTTATGTTTTCAAATGCCCCTAAAAATTTAGGAGATTATGTAAAGAGAGTGAAACAAATAGATTTTTCAAATGTTTACGATGCTTTAAAAGTACAATTTGCAGAACTTCCAAAAACAGATGTTGATAGGTTAGTAATATTATTGCCTAAATATCTTTTGGTAGTAAATGATGATTTTAAATATTTTGAAAATTATTTACAGCAAAATCCATTTACAATAGAAGAACAGTTGTATTTAAAAGATGTTAGTATTGATAGTTTATTCAATCCTAAAAAAACCGTAACACCTCAATTCTACGGTAATCCGATTATACAAAACGCTACATCATTTGCAAATGCGGTACAAAACGCTACATCAATAGCAAATGCGGTTAGGTAAACAATAGATAAAAAAAGATTATGAAAAAGCAAAATATAATAATTGGTTTAGTTGGATTAGTAATTTCTCTTGGAGTAGTTTACGGATATACCTATGTAATTGGAAAATCTTGGAAAGCAAGTCAAAAATAATTAATTAAAAAATTAATAAAATGGAAATTTTAAAAGACAAAAAAATATTAGTAGGTGGTTTGGCAGTAATAGGAGGTATAGCACTCGTTGCTTACTTGTTAAAGCAAAAAACACCAACAAGAAATTCAGAGGGGTTTTTTAATGCGGGTGGGAGAATTTTACCAATAAAAGAACCAATATTACCAAAAAACCAAGAGGTTTGTAATTTGCCTAATAATTTTGTTAGACAGGTAGTTACTAAAACAGGAGTAATTAAAAATTTTTGCGGTAGATACGATAGGGTTATAGCTATGACACCAACAGGTAAAGGATTTCAATACAGGTTGCGACCTGAAATTCCGAGCGCAACTTTTATAAATGGTGGTTTTGTAAATTCAAACGGAACGGGAATTATTACAACATATCAAATAATTAGTAGTTCTGATTATGAATCCGCATTTATTTATGGACAAAATTGTTAAAAAACATTAATCATTAATTCAAAAAAAATGGAAAAGAAGTATTTAGTAGGAGGTTTAGCAGTAGTAGGTGCAATAGCATTGTTTATGTATTTAAAACCAAAAAACAAAGCAAATTCAGAGGGTTTCTTTAATATGAGTGGGTTTAATCCTCAAACAAATCCATTTATACCAAATTCTTTTACAAGACAAGATAGATTTTGTAAAGTTTGTGTGCAGTATGATAAAATACAATCGCCTAAAGGAGGGTTTATGTATTTAAAAAAACTGTACAACCCTAACCAATCTATTAGCGAAGCATTTAGTATCACAGAACAAGAATACACATCTGCGTTTACTAAAAACGGACTTTGTAAAGTAAATCCACCAACAAAATAAAACATTAACAATTAAAATTATAATAAAAATGGAAAAAAAGTATATCATCGGAGGTTTAGCAGTAGTAGGTGCAATAGCATTATTTATGTATTTAAAACCAAAAAACAAAGCAAATTCAGAGGGTTTCTATGGTGCAAATGGTAGATTAACTACAAAAGGAGGTGCGACTTCAAAAGTTTATTTACAATGTAAAAGACCAAATGGTAGTTATTATTTAACTAACGCTCAAGGACATTGTGACTATTCAAGTGACAAAGAAGTAGGTTACGTTAACAACTAAAATTTAAGGAAATGGATACATTTTATGACGAACAAAAACAACCAAGTACAACGAGTAACTTGGTTTATATCGGAGTATCAGCAGTAGTGATATTTGGATTAGTTTATCTTGTAGGTCTTGCTTGGAAGAAAAGCCAAACTGCATAATTCAAGATAAAAAAGCAAAAATAATGTTTATTATTCTTACAATCGCTATATTAGCGGTTGTGAGAATATTTAGCATAAAAAAACAATAAAAATGAATAAAAATTTAATGTTTTACGGATTAGTTGCTTTAGGTGGAGTACTTGCTTATTATGCTTGGAAAAAACATAGTTTAAGTGCTAAAGAAAATTCTGAAAGCACAACCACACCATTAAGTCAAACTTCGGGTATTTTTGTAGATGACGTTCCTATTGACCCAAGTGTGTTAGGAATTAAAACAGGAGGTATAAAAGAAAATTTCACTTCTGCTTTTGATATGGTAAAGACTTCGGTAAGTAAAATTATTGAACCCGTTATCGGAAAATCAAAAAGCACACAATTATCAGGACAAGGACAATTTATTGAATCGTAAAAAAAATAACTTATGGAAACTAAAAAAATAATAGGAATTGCATTATTAGGTATTTCGGTAGGACTATTAGTTTTTATCTATAAGGGATACTTAAAACCAAGATTAGAATTTGACGCTGAAGTAAATAAGGTTAAAGATTCTCTAACAACAACAACAACAAAATAATTAAGAATATGGAAACAACAGGCAAAAGCCCAAATCGTTTATGGAAAGAAAGCGGAACTACATTAAGTTTTGCTAATTGGATTCAACGTGAAAAAGACAAGAATAATTTTTTAGTTAACAAAAAGTTTGAGAACTTTTCTAATTATACAGAAGAGCCTGATGATGCTACTTGGCTTCAAGACTCAATTGCGGAGTCACGAATTGTTTTAGGTATTGACGCTCCTTTAAAAATTAAACCTGACAATACATTTGTAGGTCTAAATAAAACAATTATTTTTATTTCTTTATTTATAATAGTAGGGGCAGTAGGATATAAAATTTATCAAAAAAATAAGTAGTATGAATTTAAGATTAGATACAAGGTTTGAAGAAATGTGCTTGGTAGTAAAAGTAGCAGTTACAATGCCTACTAAAGTCAGAATTAAAATTTTTGATGAACAAAAACCTAAAATTGTTTTTACTGATAGGTATAAAACAGTTAATTCAGATTACACTTTCTTTGTCCGTATGCCAATCACGTCTAAAAGCGTTATAATTTCAGTGTATGATGATAGAAGAGGAAATTCGCCACAAAGCGAAGATAAAAACATCACGGTTGTTTCAGTTGATAAAACACCGTTACAAAAAAGGATTGATGTAGTCGATATACATAATCCAACAATTGCTTATTTTATAGATTTTGCGCAAAGATTTTGTTTTAACGCACCTTATTTAGAAGCAAACAAATCGTATCAGTCAGACAACGGAAATATTATGATAGAGTATTTACCGACTATTACAGATTCAAAAGGAAAAGAACTTACAACACCTGCGAGAATATCAAGAATGACAGGTCGTATTCAAGTATCTAAAAGGCAATTTGATACTTATACTATACCTATGAGATTTGCGATTCTTTGCCACGAATTTAGCCATTTCTACGTTAACGAAGATATGCACGATGAGAGCGAAGCAGACTTGAATGGGTTATTGATTTATTTAGGGCTTGGTTATCCAAGAATTGAAGCGTGTGAAGCGTTTTTAGAAGTTTTTGAACACTACCCAAGCCAAGAGAATAAAGTTCGTTACGATAAGATTAAAAACTTTATCGACAACTTTGAAAAAGACAATATAGTATTTAGGTAAAATTAAAAAAATAGAGATTATGGAAAATGAAGAAATTATGGTTAAACCATTAAGACTTGAAGAACCAAGAAGATTAGAAACAGGGCTTTCAAACATAAATTTGAATCCAATAGACGTAGTTGAGAAATTAGGTAAGTATGAGTTTATTTATGATTACCAAGTTCCTAATTTTTCTTTGCTAAATTATCTCCAACCATTGCAAAGTATAGGTTTTACTTTACCATCTACGATAAAAGAAGTTGCTTCAAATGCTAATATGATTGCGCCAACTTCGATTTGGTCAGGACAATCTTTTCCGCAACCCGTAAAGTTTAATTCAGAGCCACAAGTAGGTACTTTTTCAAAAGGCAATATAGTAAACGTAGTTCGATTTGAGGGAAATAATGCAATTATAGAAAACCCAAATTATGTTGAACCTGACCCTAACGCACCTAAAGGTAGTTTTTTTAGTAGTCTTGGAGATTTAAAAAAACAAAAAGAATTTACAATTCCTAAAAGTTATTTAAGAAAAGTTGATGATTCTTTAGCGGTAACTGTTTCGACAGGTATTCTATATGGGGCTAATATGCTACAACCTGTTTATGTAAGTAATCCTGTAAAGCCTGTATATGACACTACTCTTGAACAAAATGCAACTTTCGTATTAACTAAAGACTTTGATTATGTTTCAGGAAGCAAAATGATAAACGATGGAATTAAATCAGGCTCAATACCTGTTTTTTCTACTTTGAAAGCAGGAACAAAAGTTTCGGGTAGATTATTTAGTAAGTACATTAAAGGATTTAGCGGTGGAATTGCAAGTGCTTACAGACCTGATACTCAACAAAATGTTCTTGAAGTAAAAAATTATGGTATTCAAGGCTCTATTGAAATTCCAATCGAATATTTGACAAGACCTATTGTATCAGTAGTTTCTTTAGTAGATAAAAAAACAGGGAAATGTAATCAAACAGGATTAATTCAAACAATGGAATACAACCCTTGTAGAGTTTCTGCAATAATGGGAGAAACTTATAAAGGGTATATTTCAGGCGGTTCTTTTTACACTACTGACGGAAAAACTTTTATACCAATAAACGAGTATAAAATTATTGAAGAAAATAACGGTTCAGGTATTCCAACAAATAGCAGTACATTTATTCCTGAAAATATTGACAATAAAAATCTATTGATGATAGCAGGTGCTTTTTTAGTAGGGTACGTTTTATTCAATAAAGGTAAAAGCGAATAATTTTAAAAAAAATAAAAGTTATGGCAAATAAACCAATTACCGTAAACAAACCTTTAACGCTTGTTTACTTCAATAATTTAATTCTTGGGGAATTAAGAAAAAACGGCATTAATTGTTGGATTGCAGGTGGAGTTTTAAGAGATTATTTTTCAAATCAGCCTCTAAAATCTGATTGCGATATTTTCTTTCCTAATGTTGCTGAATACAATAAAGCAAAAGAATATTTAATTTCTAAAGGAGCAAATACTATTTGGGAAAGCGAAAACGGAATGAAAGTTAATTACAATGGTAAAACTTTTGATTTGGTTAAAATATTCAGACCAAATCCAATAGAAACTATTAATCGTTTTGATTTTACGATTTCAATGTTTGCTACTGACGGAAATGACGTTTATTACAGTGACAATTCACTTAAAGACTTACAGGATAGAAAATTGGTAATCAATAATATCATTAATCCTTTGAGTAGTTTAAAAAGGGTTTTGAAGCATTATAGAAAAGGCTACACTATGTCTGCTCAAGAAACTAAAAAACTATATACTGCTTTAAATAACATTCCTTTTAACGATACAGACGATTTGCTTAATGCTAACGGAGGTTCGGGGCAAAGTATGGGGGGGCAACCAAGCTATACGGCTCAAGATACACCTGTTGCGCCTGAAGTTAAACCTGACTACGCTAAATACGCTATGTTCGGAGTTCTTGCGATTTTGGTTGGATATACATTATTTAAAAAAACTAATAAAACTGAATAATTATGGGAAGTTTCAGAGGAGTAAACATATATAGTCAAAATTTTCATCAAACAGTTAATTTGGCTCAATAGAAAGCATTTATGGATGAGCAATATAGACTTGCTCTTGTTTACTTCAATAATTTAATTCTTGGGGAATTAAGTAAAAACGGCATTAAATTTTAATAAATAAAAATATAAAAATGGGTGGTTTAAGTATTAAAAGTATAGGTAATTTTGTTTCAAACAATGTAAAATCTACCGTAAGGAGTGGCGCACATTTAGCACAACAGTACGTTAACAACCCTATAACAAGAGCTGTTGCGCCAACTGCTTTATCTGCAATTGGAGTACCGCCTGAAGTTTACGATGTTGTGAAAAATTTACAAAATTCAGGTTTAAATAGTCTTCAAGACATAAAAAAAGCAGTTGTAGGTAGCGAATATAGTCAACAAATTCAAGGCTTGACCGAAGCTGATTTTAAAGCAATGACAAAAAAGATTGAAGAGGAAGAGGAAAAAAAGAAAGAGGAAGAAGAAAGAAAGAAAGAGGAAGAAGAAAGAAAGAAAAAAGAGAATAAAAAGACATTATACCTAATAATTGGCGGAATACTTTTAGTTACGACTGCCTCCTTTGTGATATACAAACTATTAAAGAAAAAACAGTAATTATGGGAAGTTTCGGAGGAGTAAATATAGATAGTCAGAATTTTCATCAAACAGTTAATTTGGCTGAACAAAAAGCATTAATTGAAAAACAATTAAAAGAGCAAGAAAGACAATATCAATTAGCACAAAGCCTTACGGATTACCGTAATAATTTGAATAATTCTACATTTCCTGACGGAGAATATTATGTTACGTCTGATTTTAATTCACAGGAAGTTCGTTTTCAAGGCGATGCTTATAACACACGTCAACAGTTTATGGCTATGCCAAATCCTGTTTTAAGACTTTTCAAAAAAGGGGATTTAGTTAATGTAGTTACCTTTACAAAAGATATGGCTATGAATACTGTTAAAGCGATTCAAACCAATTCGGGTACTTTTTACGCAGACCAAAATAAACTTTCTAAAACAAAGCCTGTTGAACCTGTTACAACTGAATCGTTGGCTGAAAATAAGAAAAAAGATGACGATACTATTAAAGTAATGATTGTAGGTGCTTTTGTATTAGGGTTTTTATTGAGCAATGATTAAAGACAACCATAATGGATAAAAAGAAAAAAGTTTTTATTGTTCTTGGTGTTGTTGTTGCTTTAACAGGAATAGTATTGTTTTTAATACCGCCTAAAGCAAAAGTAACCATAAGACAAGATGGAAGTGGAACTGCTTCATTGGGAGGTTCTACAAAAAACTTCTCATTGAATAAAGGCGTTGACATTACAACTTTTAACGGATATGAATTACACGTCTTCGGGGAAGAAATTTGGTTGAGAAAATGGGGTAGAGATGTTCTTGATGCTAATGGAAAACCTAAAGTAGAACTTAAAGCAGAATAATTAATATGAATTCAAATACAAAAAAAACATTATTAATAGGTGGGTTATCAATCGCAGGATTGGCAACCGCTTATTTTTGGTATAGAGATAAACAGAATAGAAGACCCGTTGGAATTATTGATGACCAAGACGTTGATTTTGATTATGAAAATGCAATAGGTAAATTAAATTCAGATAAAGTTAGAGAGGGAATTGAAATTTCTATAAACGAATATAAAAAAAGTCTTGAACAAACTCTTAATGATAAAAAATACGCAAAGTATTTGGGTCAAAAAATTTATACTTTAACAGATAACGTTAATGTTAGAATGGGTGCGGGAGTTAATAATGGCATCATTAATAACATAGCAGGAACAATACCTTATAAAAAATCATTTATAGGAAAAGTTGTAACCGCTAAATTGGGCGATGACAAAAAAATATGGTTTGCCGTAAACGAAGAAAATTCAAACCAACTATACGAAATAAAAAAGAATTTCAGTTGGGATATTATGAAAAAGAATGACCCGTCTTTACGTTGGTTTAGGTCTGATGTAGTTGTAATCAATATGAACAAAAAAAAATAAGGTTATGAAAGATAAAAGAATATTATATTTTGGCTTTGCAATAGTTGCAATTTACTCGTATATGACATACTCAAGGTATCAAAAAACTAAAAATTTATAAAAATGTCTAATATAACAGAGCCAATAGGTAACACAGACGGTGGGGGCGCAAAGCCCTTAACAACTCCAATTATGGTAGATGGAATTGCTTTTAAATTTCAAAGGGATGCAGACGAGTATATTAGAACGAAAAACGCAATGACACCTGCTCAAATTAAAAAAGAAGCGGACGATATTGCTTTAGCAAAAGCAACTAAAAATAAGGAAGTAATTGTAAGTATGATAAAAAATACCGCTATGGTTTCGGCAGTACCATTAGGACTTGCTTATTTTTCCTATTATCAGAAATATAGTTTAACAAAAGGAATAGCAGTTGTGGTTATTGGTAGCGGGATAGCCTACTCTATGGCTATTGCTTACGCTTTTAGAAATGGAATGTAAAAAAATAAAGTTATGAATAATAAAAATTTATTAATAGGAGTTGGTGTAGCCGTTGTGGTTTATTATTTGTATAATCAAAATCAAAAGAAAAAAATTCAAGCAACAACGACATACGATGATGCTGAATTAAACAAGTTAGTTACTGACTTTGTTAATAAGGCAGTCACTTATACAGAAAAGAGAGAGCCAAATGCAAAACACAAAACTTTTAAAGAAATTTTTGATGGTACTATGCAGATTATTAACAATGCTAAAACTAACGGTAAAGACGTAAGTAAAAACAATATTGATAAATTATTATCTATATTAGAATTACAATACAGAAACGAATCGGGAGATTTATCTTTAGGTCAAACTACAAAAGAGCAATTTGATTTTATTGTTAATTTAACCCAAGAACCTACTCCTGTTCATTATTCAAATGGTTTTTTTCCCAAAACCCCCGTTGACGTTCAAAATAATCAACTTAATAATTTAGGTTTTACAAAAGAGCAATGTGAAAAAGCAGGTAAAAAATATACCGAAGTAGAAGTTCAATGTATAAAAGCACCTTGTAGTGGGCTTGGAATTTGTAATTAAAAATTAATTTTAAAAAAATATAAATTATGAATTTAGACCCAAAACAAAAAAAGTTTTTAATAATTGCAGGTTCGGTTGTTTTAGGAGTTTACTTAATTAGTAAATGGCTACATAGTTTACCAAAAGCAGAACCCGCAGATTCACAGACTTCAACTTTAGATATTGAAAAAGCATTAAAAAGAGGCTCTCAAGGATTAGAAGTTTCTGAATTACAAAGAATACTTAAAAAGGATTATAATGCCGATTTAGGCAAGTCAGGGGTTAACCAAGACGGAATTGACGGAGATTTTGGATTAATAACAGAGGTTGCGTTAAGAAAAGCAAAAGGAGTAACAAAAATATCATTAAAAGACTTATAATATGAAAATAGATATAAAAGACGAGAAGACACAATTGATAATTGGCGGAATAGTATTGGGAATAGGTTTTTTAACTTACTATCATTACAGAAACAAACCAATTACAATCGGAAATCAAACTATTGATACAAATCCGACCCCACCTCAAACTAATTTAGACGTTAATTTAGTTTTAAAACAAGGTTTAGAGGGTGCTGAAGTTTCTGAATTACAAAGAATCCTTATTAATGATTACGGTCAGGATTTAGGTTCTTTTGGAGATAACAAAGATGGTATTGACGGAGTATTTGGAACAGTTACTTTAGCGGGTTTATTGAAAGCAAAACAGGTTTCTGAAATAGCATTAAAAGATTTGTAAAATGGGAAAAGGTTACTACATAGTAGGTGCGGTTTTAATTGGATTTGGGGCATTTTTGCTTTACAACAAAATTAAAAGCGGAAATGTAAATTTCAACACAAGAAGTCAAGACGACATAGTAGAAGCGGAAGACGGAAGTCATTTGATTCCTCCTATGGAAGTACTGCCTTTAGCAACATAAAAATAATTGAATTATGAAAAATAATCAAAAAGTAATAATCGTATCAGCAGGGCTAATTATATTAGGTCTTTACTATTTTTACAAGCAAAGTAAGCAAAATTCAGAAATTGCAAAAGAAACAACTTCCCAAAGCGGAACTTCAAATACAACACCTGCAAAAGCAGATTGGGATAAAGTTTTGAAAAAAGGCTCTGTGGGTAAAGAAGTAGAAATACTTCAAACGGCATTAAAACAATTAACCGTTGACGGAAATTTTGGTTTACTGACAGAAGATAGGCTAAAAAGAGTTATGAAAGTCACGGAAACGTCATTGAATCAGTATAATAAATTCATTAAAAAAAAATAGAGTTATGAATAAAATTGCAGTAATAATAGGAAGTGTTGCGGTATTAGGTATTGGGGCATATTTTTACTTTAAACCTAAAGCAAAAATAGAAGATGCAATAGGTTCGGGAACAACAGGTTCGGGAACAACAGGTTCAGGCACAACGGGTTCAGGTTCAACAGGTTCAATAGGTTCAACAGGTTCAACAGGTTCAACAGGTTCAACAGGTTCAACAGGTTCAGGCTATCAACTTCCAGGAACTAATTATACCTCTCCTGAACAAGTTGCAGAAGATGTAAAAAAAATAGCAGAAGCAACAGAACTTGCGAAACAAATTGATGCTATAAACAAAAAAATTGATAGCCTAACAACGGCTAAAAATAATCCCGTGCAACATTATGGATTTGGACAAAGTGCTTATACAAGAAACGCAGTGTATCAACAACAAATCAATAACGAAAATAAAAAACGTGTTCCTTTAGTAGAGAAGTTAAAAGATTTAGGATATACTGAATCGTATGGCATAGCCGTTAAAATAAGATAATAGCAAATTTAACATATATAAAAGTTAAATAAATATTGTTAAAAACATTGTAATTTTAATTAACTTTGTTGTGAATAATTAAGAATTTAAAAAATAAAAAAATGGCAGTAATAACTTGGGATACCGTACCTGACTATGACCAATGGGGCATTGATTCTTTTTGGAATTGTGAAGATTGGATTATTTGGCACAAAAAGTTAGCGGAGCATTTTGGTAAAGAAAGTGCCAAAGAACTTTGGGATTATGCGTATGCAAAATCAGGAAGTTTAAGTTCTAATCTTGATTGCCGAACATTTAATTCTACTTTTAGACAGTATGTAAATAAAAATGGCTTGTCCCCTTATGCTAATGCAGGTGTACTTGCACCCGTTCTATCAACTTATGGAACGGCAAGTGATGTATTAGGTGGTACTTTATCAGGAGTTTCTTCTTTTTTTGCAGGAGATAATGTAAAAAAGGTAATGAATATCCTTTTAATCGGGGGCTTTATTTACGGTGGAATTTATATTTATAAATCTTTTAAACAATAAAGTTTATGAAAAATAAGAAAGCAATTGTAATCGCAACAACTTCTATAATAGTAATAGGGTTACTTTATTTCGCAATAAAAAAAGCGAGTGTAAAAGATATAAATACTGACCCAAAATTAAAATCAGATTTTGATTCGGTAATTAAAAATATTGATGACGCAAAAAAATAAAATTATGAACGGAGATAAAAAAATGTATTTGTATTCAGGATTAGCAATCGCTTTAGCGGTAGTTGCCTATTTAGTAATCACAAAGAAAAAAGATATGCCAAATGCTTCAAGCGAGGGTACGCCCGTAGCTGATGATGGCGGAAATGTTGCTACTACTACAACAGGCGAAGTAGTTTCTGAAGAGCAGGTAATTATCCCTACGGCTTTATCTGAAATATTAAAGAAAACCTCTGCTCAAGCAACGGTAGATTTGGTAAACAAGCCTATTTATACAAAATTAGACGATGTTAAAGCAAGGTATCAAAACTTTGTAAATAACGGTTTAATAGATAACGTTATGTCAACAATAACTAATAGAGGAACTCTTTTGGGTAATTTAATACAAGTGGTTGACGATAAAGGAAAATTGACTAATGCTGACGGAAGAATATTAAAATGGTTTAGAATAAAACCATCTCAAATCGCATTAGACGATATGAATAGAAACAAAAGTTTTTTAACACACGTTTTTTTACCTAACACAACAGGAAAAGAAATTTATGTAAGAGAAGATACAGTAAAATTAGAAAAGTAATATTATGAGGCAATATTTATCAGATAGTATAATTGATGACGATTCAAACAATGTATTAGACGGTGGTTTGGGTGGTAGTTCAGGAAGCGGTTCAGGCGGTGGCAGTTATGTTATGCCAACAGGAGGAAATTTAGGCGGTGGCTCAAATAGCGGTTCTCAAATAGTAGAACCTGATTTGATAAACCCAATTGTTTTTATAAACAATACTTCAAATGGAAGTTCTCAATCACAACAGGTAGTTGATGAAATTTTGTCGCAACAAGAGGCAAATCAAAATACAGGAAGCCAAACAAGCACTCCTAAAAGTAATGCGATTCCAAGCGATACAAGTGATGAAACTAAAACCTACGTTGACGGTGGCACAACGCCTAATTCTACCATTAATTTAAAAAAACCAAAGCCAAACTACCTTACTTTAGGAATTTTAGGTATTATTGGTTTATTGGTGGTTTACAAAGTGTTTTTTAATAAAAAAAGCGAGTAAAAAATTATGAGTATCAATTCAAGCATATCATTAGTAAAAGAAAGTAAAATCGTCCTAAAGGTAGTTGCAATAGCAACTGTGTTTACTGCTTTAGGCGGTGCGTATTACTTTTTTGTAAATAATGTTTGGAAGCCAAAAGTAACGGTTTTAAGCGTAGATTTTGATAATGGATTTGCGACATTACAATTGCCTTTTGGCAGAAAAGTTGATATTTATGGCGATTCTCAATTTTTGATTAGCGGGGATTGGGGTGTAAGATTCGGCTCGATTAATAAAAATGGAAAGGTAGCATACGAAAATATACAATTATTAAAACACGGTTTAGTTGTTGAATATTTAGACGTGTCAAAAGTAATTTAGAAAAGCAAAAAAAATATGGCTTATACAGACGTTGGTACAGGTGGTAGGATTTACAGTGTTGGGGAAGAAGATAGATTAATTGATGCCGTCAATCGACAAGAAGCAGGTTTTGCGGAAATCGAAAAAAGTCTTACTGCAAAAAAAGACATTGCAAGATATGCCATAATTGGAATTGGTAGTATTTTAATTTTAGTCTTATTGAAATTTGCAATAAAAAAGAAAAAATAATGAGTGCAGGTAAAATAATAGAAAGCGTAATTATATTTGGTGGTATCGGAACGATGGCATATTTGTTGTTTAAAAAGAAGCCTGTTATTGCACAAGAACCAATTCCAATAAAATACAATGTTGTTGAAAAAGGAAAAACTGCGGTTAATGAAGAAGATTGGATTAAAGGACAAAGAAAACTATGTGTAGATTTTATAACTAATAAAACAGGTCTTGCAACAGGTCACTCTTTTGAGAATTATCGTAGTTGTAATGATATTCAAGAAAAAAATGAATTAAGTGAGCATTTAGTTGATATAAACGTTTTAAACAATAGAATAGATTACAACAAATTAAAATCTGAACAATGGAGTGCTACTTATTTATCATATTTAACGCCACAAGGGGAATTAAAAGCAAACACTTGTTTGGAATTAGATTGGTTAATTAAAGATTTTGGTATAGAACAAGTACATTTATCAGTTAGTGCTATTGGAATAAGGCAACAAATTGTTAAAATGGCTAAAGAAAAGTATGAAAGATTTAATTGTAGAGATAAAGTAGAGGCAGTAAGAACAAGAGATTTAATAGCTTTACAAACGCAAGGTTCTATAAAAGCTGAAGAAAGTATTGTTAAAAAAGGTTTTGCAGAACAAAAAACATATATAATATTGGGTGGATTAGTTTTATTGACAGGGTTTTATATAATTGTAAAAAAATAATATTATGGCGCAATTACTTAATTATATTTATGGTTTAGAAAATGTAGGAAAATGCGAATTAAGCTATGATGCAAATAAAGCATATTCTTGTGGTGCTAATAAAATGCAATTATGTCCTGACTATATCAAAATACCTGTTGTTGATGATAAGTATTTTGACAGTCGTTCAATTTATGAAAAGTGCAAGTGCATAGACAAGATAAAATCAAGTCTTGAAATACTTGCTAAAAACGAACCTGCTAAATATAATGCCTACTTTGATATTTACAAAAAAAAATACACTCAAAATAATTGCGCTGATGTTTTTAAGAATTATATAGCAACTAATCAACAGGATATTTATAATACTACTACACAGGCGGATAAATTAAGAATTGAAACACAAAGCATTAAAGAGAGAAATCAAAGAATTTACATCGGTGTAGTATTTCTTGCGGTTGCCGTTGGAATGGTTGCTATATACCAAACAAGGAATAGTTAATATAATATAATTAGTATGAAAAAAGTTTTTTTATTTGGAGGATTAGCCCTTGCGGGTTTTGGATTATATAGGTACTTTAAGTATCAAGTTGACTTGGCTTTAAATTATCAGTATGCGCTTAAAGATTTTGAAATCATAGGTCAAAAGGATGATATTATGCAGGTTTCAGCAGTATTTAGTATTACAAATAAGTCTTCATTTAAAGTTGAAGTTAAAGACTATGATTTACAATTGTTTTTCAAAGACTTGCCTTTTGCTAATACAAAATCAACTCAAAGCATAACAGTTCAGCCAAACTCAACTTTTGAAGTAAAGGGTTATGGGGAAATAGATATTCAAAAATCAAAAGTAGCTATTTTGCCTTTTATTAAAGACGTGCTTGATAGAAAACCAATAGATATTGCCGTTTCAGGAAAAATAAATGTTGTGTTTCTTGGAATACCTACATCGTTAAATTTCAACAAAGAAAAATTCAACTATTCAGTCGATTTGATTCAAGATTATAATTTAGGAAGTGCTTATGAAAAACTTAAAGCAAAATACCCTAAAGTATTTTCTTTTTTAGGAATTAAGTAAAAAAACATTAATTTTACAAAATATTAATTTATTTTATATAAAATAAAAAACAGATTAATTTAGCATTTTAAATATTTAACAAATATTGTTAAAAACAAGAAATTTTTAAACTAAAACACTATGATTGAGGGAATTGTTAAAAAGATTATGATGACGGGAATTAATAAGTATGCAGAAACATACATAACGTCAAATGATAATGTTCAAATTAAGGTTACTGACGATATTAACGGGAATGTTTTTTATACTATGTGTAATGACTTCAAAGATGTTGAAACTGTTACTTTTTTGAATATAATGGACAAAAGAATGGATTTTTTCGGGTATGAGGGATTAGCTTCTCCGTTCTTGAAAAAAGCATTAGGAATATTCGCTGACGAAGCAAATTGCGAAGTGTCTAACGTTAATTGTTTTATTATGAAACATAAAGAAACAGTTGGCTTGGCTTTTTATAATGGATTCAAAAGCGGTAAAAATATTCTTCTTGCAAAACAATTAGAACAATTAGGATTATAAAAAAATATTATTATGGCTTTGACAAGAAAACCTAAAGAAACCGTTACGGTAGATGCAAAAGATATTACTTGGATAAAAGATATTCTAAAAGAATTATCATTAAAAGTAGAAACTATTGATAAAACAACAACCAAGTTAAATACTACAATTGTTGGCGACCCCTCATACGGACAGATAGGTTTGATTACGCAAGTCAAAGAACATAATGATTACATTGAATCAGACAGAACTTTTAAGTCTAAATTGATTGGTGGAAGTATAGTTTTAGGTGGTCTATGGACAATTCTTTTAAAATTTTGGGAAAAAATATTTTAAAAATAATTTAGTATGGCATATCCAAATGGGTCGATACCCGTAACAAGTAGTATAGGCACTACTGCAAGTAGTGATACATTTCCAACGCACATAGATAATCTTGGGGCAGGTGGTCTTATGACTATGCTCACAGTTGCCAATATGAACTCAATACCAACTTTACGAAGAAAGTTTGGTATGCAAGTTTCAGTAACAAGCGATTCAACTCCCGCAAACAATAAAGTTTACATTTTAGCAAACGTTGCAATGGGTGGAACAGATAATTCTGTTTCAAATAACTCAAACTGGATTGATTATAGTTCTTATATTGGTGCTGGTAGTCCTTTTGAGTATGGCACTAATGATGCTATTCAGCCAGTAATAGGTGGGAATGTTGCGAGTGGTTGTCAATCAACAATTGGAGGAGGTAGTTGCAATACTGCAAGTGGTTGTAAATCAACAGTAAGTGGTGGAAACGAAAATCTTTCTTGTGAAATACTTTCTACGGTTGGAGGAGGTACAAGAAACTATGCCAAAGGTAGTTGCTCAACAATAGGAGGTGGTCAAAACAATAGAGCTATTGGACAATGGTCGTTTATTGGAGGGGGGTATAATAATTGTGCCGTAGGAGGTTACGCAACAACTGTCGGAGGTGTTGGTAATGTAGTACAATCTAGTTTTTCAACAATTATTGGTGGTAAAAGTAATACAGTTTATGGTGTTTTTTCAATAGTTGGCGGTGGTCTATATAATAAATCTTGTGGGTATTATTCAACAGTCGGAGGAGGTTTTTGTAATAAAGCCTATGTTCATTGGTCAACAGTAAGTGGTGGAACTTGTAATATTACAAATTCAAGGTTTTCATTTATTGGAGGTGGTCAAAGAAATATAATTCAATCGCCTACAAACGAATGTTGCTCTTTGGGAGTAACAATTGGTGGTGGTATTGGTCATAATACTGCTGGTGGTGTTTTAAATACAACTAATGGAGATTTAACTGGTGCAATTACTTGTTGTAATGCTGGAAGATTATCTACAATTAGTGGTGGATTACTAAACTGTGGTACTGGTAATTATTCAACAATTGGTGGTGGTAAATTTAATACTGCTTCAAGTTGTTATTCAACAATTGGCGGAGGTAATAGCAATGTTTCAAGTGGTACTCATTCTGTAATTAGTGGCGGTTGTTGTAATACCTCATCGAGTTTATTTACAACTGTTGGTGGAGGACAAGCTAATACATCATCAGCACGTTGTTCTACTGTTGCAGGGGGTGCTTCTAACATATCTTCTAATCGTTGCTCAACTGTTGGTGGAGGAACTTTAAACTTGGCATCAGGTTGTTCTTCAACTATCGCAGGTGGTAGGTTTAATTGCGCCACAAATGATGGTTCAACAGTTGGTGGCGGATGTTGTAATTCATCATCTTCTGTTTTTACAACAATTGGTGGTGGTTTTACTAATATTGCTTCTGCTTTTTATTCAACAATTGGCGGTGGTTATAAAAATTGTAGTTGTTGTAATTTTTCTTTAGTTGGAGGAGGTTTTTGCAATTCTGTTAAAACTGAATTTTCAACAATATCAGGTGGTAAACGTAATAATACTTGTTTAGGGGAAAATATAACAATTGGTGGCGGTTATTGTAATACTGCTTCTAATTATTATTCAACAATTGGTGGCGGTTATAAGAATCTTGCTGATGGACTAAATAGTGCTATTTTGGGAGGTTCTACAAACAAAACGTGCGGATATGCCAATGCAATGATAATCGGCTCTAATTTATGTGCAACTCAAGCGTGTACTACATTTACTAATTGCCTTTCAGCGCAAAATTTATCAGCAGGTTGTGCCGTTGTAGTTGGAGCAAATGGTGTGTTAGTAAATGCACCGACAATTCCTTACGTTGGCAGTATATTTCAAATAGGGATAGGAACAGGAAGTACAGAGCGTTGTGGTTTATCGAATAATGCTCAAGGTAATTATTCAACTATTAGCGGTGGTAAATCTAATTGTGCTTTAGGTATATATTCAATAATAGGTGGTGGTTCAATAAACACTACAAATGGTATTAATTCAATTGTAGGTGGGGGGGAAAAAAATCAAGCTATTTGCGAACATAGTGTAGTTGTAGGTGGATATTGTAATTCATCAACAAACATACACGCAATAGTAGGTGGCGGTGGTTTTAATAATGCAAGTGGAGTTTATTCAATGATTGGAGGAGGTTGTGCTAATATTGCTTCAGGTAAATATTCAACAATTGGAGGTGGTTATACTAACATTTCTTCTAACAAAACAACAACAATAGGCGGTGGTTATCAAAATACTGCTTCAAATTCAGGTGCTACTATTGGTGGTGGTGGAGATAATCTCGCAAGTGGTTTTACTTCAACAATTAGTGGTGGCGGTTGTAATACCGCATCTGGTTGTGTTTCATTCATTGGTAGCGGAATTCGTAATACCGCATCTAATTGTTTTTCAATAATTAGTGGTGGATTTTGTAATACCGTATCGGCTTGTTATTCGATAATTGGGGGTGGTATATGTAATACTGCATCTGGCAATTGTTCAGCTATTTTAGGGGGGTGTTTAAATAACACTTGTACTTTTGATGACGCTATGATAATCGGCTCTAATTTATGTGCAACTCAAGCGTGTACTACATTTATGAACTGCGTATCGGCTAATAATTTAACAGTTGGTTGTTTTGTTAGCGTTGGCGCAAATAAAGTACTTGAAAATGCGCCTTTTGTTCCAAATAGCGGTTTATTCGCTCAAACAACAGATAGCACTCCTGTAACGGCAACTGATGTTGAAAGTTCTTTAATAGGTGTTGGTGTTGGTACATTAAGTGTACCTGCAAATGGATTTTCAGTAGGAGATAGTTTTAATGCGGTTTTAGACGGTATTATTTCAAATGTCGGAACTGCGACCCTACGTATAAGAATAAAAACACTTTCGGGTGCGCCTTTAGCAGATACGGGAGTTCTTGCTTTAGACGCTTCTACTTTAAAATCTTGGACACTAATATTACAATTTACAATTAGAACATTAGGAACAACAGGCGTAGCATCAATTTCGTCAGGTGGTTTGTTTTCATATATTAAAAATGCGGGAACAAGTTTTGAGGGATTCGTTTTGACACTATTAAATACAACTACTTTTGATACTACAATAAATAATACATTAGTCATTACGGCTCAATGGAACACTAACAATGCGGGTAATTCAATGTTTTCGAGAAATTTCGTCTTGAGTAAAGTATATTAATATAATTAAAAAAAGCATAATGGCAATAAATAAATCACAACCACAGAATATATCATCGCCTAACGGAAATTCATTAGCAGTATTTGTAGATGGTATAACAGGAGTTCTAACACTAAAAGACGTTTATGGCGCAACAGAACCTTTACAAAACTATGTAACAGGTGGCGGTGGCGGTGGAAGCAGTGTTTACGCAGGAGATTCGCCAACAACAGTAATAGTTGAAAATATACCAATAGGTACAGATATTACAGGATATACTTATGACGATTTATTTCAAAATATATATGCGCCTTATGTATATCCAACTTTCACTTCGTTTGGAATTACACAAACTACTCCTATTGAAGTGGGAACAACAATTAGTGGTGCTAAATCATTTAGTTGGGCGTTTACAACTCCGTCTAATTTACAAGCAAATAGCGTTTCTGTAATTGACGTTACAGACGGAAATACAGTCTTGCAATCAGGTATAAGCAATACAAGCCCTCAAAATGTAAATATTGGGTCGGTTCAAAAAATAGTTTCTTCAATTAATGAATGGAAAGCAACTGCAATTGACACAAAATCAAATGTAATTACAAGTACATTTGCAACTGTTATATGGTATTGGAAATTATATTATGGCGTTAGTGCTAATCCAACATTAAACGAGGCTCAAATAGAGGCTTTGACAGGGGTTTTAAAAGCAAATCAAATAGGAGATTATACTTTTTCTACATTAAATTATAAATACATTTGTTATCCTGATACTACGCCTTTTTCAAGTCCAACAACTGCAACAGGTTTTAAAGATACTGCTACGAATTTAGTGGTAGCAATGGCTGATGCGACAGACGATGCTTTTTATAGCAATGTTGAAAATGGGTGGTCTTATGGTACTGTAAGTGTTACTAATGCTCAAGGAGTTACAGTAGATTATAGAGTTTACAGAACTAAATATG